GAAGAAACAGAACAGCTTGACGAATTATCTCCTGCTACTTTAAAGAGCTATAAGAAAAAAGCTATGAAGCAATACAAGCAATCAGCAAATAAAAGAATGCCTGGTGGCGGCGATTACGGATCAGCAACAAAGAAAGCCCAAGACAAACATCAAAAGAGATTTGATAAGCGTCATAAAGGTATTGGTTCAGAAATCAAGCGTACAACTGATTCTGATATTCACTTAAAAGATCCAAAAGGTCTTGTAAGAAAAAATCCAAAAGCAAATTCTCTATCTGGCAAACCAGCTCCTTACAAATATAAAGCTGAATCTTTGTCTGAAGAGCAAGTTAACCAGATTACAGCTCAGTATATTAATGAAAATAATATCAGTATGGCTGAATTGGAAGCAATGTCTCCAGAGCAACTTGACGAGTTCATTGGTAAAGCCGTTGGTGGTGCATTTAAACTAGGTGCTAAAGCTGCTGTCGGAACTGCTAGATTAGCAGGTAAAGGAATTAAGAAAGCTGCCAATCGTATGAGCACAGCCGGAAGAGCAGATGCTGCTGAGAAAAAAGCTAAATCTATTGAGCAAAAACAAAAAGATCGTGAAAGAATGCAGGCTGCAAAGCAACGAGTACGTGATCTTAAGCAAAAACAAGCAGAAGCTAAGAGAAAACAAAACCAACAACAAAATAAACCAAAACCTGCTTAGGTTTTATAAATAGAATTATAAAAACCCGCTAATTAGGAGAAATACAATGGCACTATGGGGAAAAACCGATGAGTTAGCATCAGCACCAAAATTCTTGGAAGACGCTGCAGCCAACACTAACAAATCACACGACATTGACAATGCGATCTTTGTTTCTGATGAAGAAGCAGCTGTTGCGTCAAACAGAGCTAAAGGAATTACAGGTCCTGGCTGGTGGTTGTATCATACAGCAAATGGCCGTCACTTTGCAGAATGCTTAGTACCAATGAAAGGTGGCACAGTAGATCAAGCCACTGTTGGTGATGCTGGTGTTACTGGAAATACAGCAGTTGAAGATACTATCGTAGCCGACAGTTAAACTGAGAAATTAATATTATGATATTGACAGAATCAACTTTTCTGTTGTTTGCATCAAAACATTATGATAACCCTCAATGCTCAGATATATCTGAGTTCGAAGAGGACTTAAAGCGATTCCAATATTTGCGCAAGCTATTTGGCAGATATAGGCAAGATGACGACTTAAGAGAAAGGTTGATTTTGAATCACTTAATCATAATTTATAATGTGTTTGGTCCGGAAGCAACTAACATGCTCTTCATGAAGCTTCATGAGTTCCATGACTGCCTGAAACCGTTCGTAGAATATTTGAACTACATGCCGGAAATAATTAAATACGATGATATTATTTTAAACTCTGGTAATATAGACTCAAATGATTTTATATTAGAAACACTTAAGGAAATCTAGAATGGTCGTAGATCTATTTTTAGTTTATCAATTCGTAAGAAGACTCGCAACACCTTTTGAAAAGTGGGATGCGTTTAAGCTTGGTGTGATTGATAAAAATGGAAATATACTAATCAAAAAGAAAGACCGCGATGCTAAGCAAAAGAAAGCATGGGGTGTTTTTGATGTTATGGTACGCAATATGAAAAGACTGCTTGCTAAGCTACCGGGTGGTAGTTCAAAGCTTGCATCTTATGCTGCTGCCTTATTCCTTATTAAAGAATACAAGCATTTTAGCGATGATTCATTACTAAATGAAGATATATCTGATGAACAGATGAAAGAATCTTTATTAGTATTTAATGACCGATATGTCAATTATATCAAAGAAGACGCAAATGTCAAGGCTTTAAATGAAGAAGTTGAAACTTTATTTGAGCACATCAATACAAAACCTGAACTTGAAGAAGAACCCGCCGCCAATTCTGTTGGTGCTGGTGGTATTGCAGGCATGGACGCGGGTCACATGTCTAAAGCAGCTCAAGCGAAATGGACTAAAAGCAATAAGTCTAAGAAAAAGAAACTTAGAGATATTATGGGAGCACCTACAAAATGATTACACTAGAACAATTTAGCGCGATGATTCCACGGAATAAAAATCCAGAAGAGTGGTACGACGCAGCTCAACAACTTTTTAAAGCATATGATATTACTACCGATCTACGTATCGCTGGTTTTATGGCACAATGTGCTCACGAGTCAGCTGATTTTACTCGTCTTGAAGAAAATTTAAACTATAGCGAAAAAGCACTTAATAGTGTGTTTGGTCGTTACTTTGGTGAAGGAAAAAGAGATGCTAAAGATTACGCGCGGGATCCTAAGAAGATTGCGAACTATGTTTACCAAGATGAATTCAGATCTAAGCGCGGTGCCTTGGGCAATACCGACGATGGTGACGGCTGGAGATTTAGGGGTCGTGGCATTAAGCAACTTACAGGTAGAAATAATTATACAGCATTTGGAAAATCAGTCGACATGTCAGCTGAAGAAGCAGCAGAATATGTTGCAACACCAGCAGGAGCAATCGAATCAGCCTGTTGGTTCTGGAAAACAAACAAATTAGAAAAATATGCCGATAATGATGATAATCTAGGGCTAACCAAGAAAATTAATGGTGGTACTATTGGATTAGAAGATCGGGATAAGCGTTATAAAGACGCAAAAGCTATTCTTGCCGGCAAATGTAAAGCTGGTGGAGAAGGCAAAAAATCCAAAGAAGTTCGTACATTACGTAAGGGCATGAAAGGAGATGATGTTGCAAAGATGCAAAAGGCACTCGGCATTGCAGCTGATGGAGATTTTGGCTTTGGAACACAAACAGCAGTTAAAAAATGGCAAAAACTAAACGGTCTAGTCGCAGATGGTATCGTTGGTCCAGCTACCCAGGCAAAGTTGCTTGGATAATAAATAGATTAACAATATCATATTAAATTAAACAAGGAGATTAACATGTCTTTAGAGAAAATTGTACAAGAAGCAATGGCAGGTCGCCCTCTCGAAATGAAAGAGGCGTTCGAAGAAGAGATTCAAACTCGTATTACTACCAAGCTTGAAGAAAAATATATCGAAATCATGGAAGCAAAAGCAAAAGATGCTGATGACGAAGATGAAGAAGATAAAGATGACGAAGAAGTAGAAGACCAGGATGATGATGAGGACGAAGACGAAGACGAAGACGAAGATGAAAAAAATGAGTCTGTCGACGAAAACTTCTCAGACGCATTAAGAAAAGCAGCTGTAGCTCAAGCTAAAGCAGCTAGTGCACAGCCACCTAAGAAGAAAACTGTAGGTGACAAGATCAAAGGCTTCTTTAAAAAGAACGAAAATTACTCTGGCGCTGATGAAGAAATCGGTGCAGCAATGAAATCACTTCATCCAAAAACTTCTAAAGCAGATATGTTTAAGAAAATCAATGATGAATACGGTTGTGGCAAAGCAAAGTTTGAAGGTCTATACGCCTCTTACTGCAGCAAGTAATATCCCATGCCTTCGTTTATGTATACAGGTCTAATAATCTTAGTGATGGGTGGTGGTTTCGTATGGTATTACAACACCACCCAAGCTAAAATTGAAACTATAACAGCTTATAACGCCACGTTAACAGCTAATGTAGACCGATTGGAAGAAGTAAATCTTAAAAATGTTGATACCATTGCTAAGATGGAAGCTAACTTCGAAAAACAAAGAGATCAATATAACGAACTTCAAGCTAAGTTTGGTGACATTCGTTCTCAAAACAATAAACTCAGAACTCGTTTAGGTAAACATGATTTAGGAGCACTTGGTGTTGCTAAACCAGTATTAGTTGAAAGAGTTTTGAATAACGCATCAAAGAAAGTAAATCGTTGTTTCGAAATACTATCTGGTGCAGCCTTGACTGATATAGAAAGGAGCGCGAAGAATGGTAAATCATTTAACAGCGAGTGTCCTTGGATTTACGATGATCTTATTGCTAACGGCGTGCTCATCGACTCCAGTGGCGCCACCAGCGAAAATAATAACTGAAACAGAATACGTTACTCCCCCAGCACCTATCGTACCTACGCCTGACGTTCTAGATCTTCGTGATGTAGAATTTGTAGTAGTTACGGCAGATAACATAGATGAGATCTTCGCTGAAATGAAAGGCGATAAGGTTTTCTTTGCACTCACCACTGATAATTACAATAAGATTGCTTTAAACTTAAGCGACCTTAGGGCATATATCAGCCAACAAAAAAGTATAATTATTTTATACGAGAATGCCTTTGATGAATAAATAGACTTGTTAGAGTATAGAATGTAGTAGGCCCTGTGATTAAAAATAGTTCCAGGGCTTTTTTTCTATTTAAACCGAGGAACAGGTAGCGTGACAGATATCACCGACAAAAATTTAAAAACAGACGTAGCTCTGATTAAAAAAGATATTAAACAAATCGAAAGATTTTTTGATAAGTTCGACACAGCACTAGAAGCAATGACCGAAATATCGCAAAAAGTTGCGGTTCAGGGTGAAATTCTTAAAAATACTGCAGATAAATTAGAAGACCTTGAAGCACGTGCAAGCGAAATTAAAGAAGAAGATATTAAAAGAGCTGAAGTAATACACCGACGTCTAGAAGATCACCGCAAATCTTCTAGAGAAGATCACCAGCTGCTAGCTAATGAAACTAAATTAGATCGTAAACAGCGCAATGACGAAATTATGCTTCAACTTGGTAAAATGAACGGCGCACTCGAAGTACGGTTGACAAGAATCGATGATCGTATTAAAATATTAGAACAGTGGAGATGGTACATTATGGGTATCGGTGTTGCTGTTCTATTAGTCGCGGCTGAAGTAAACTGGACAGCACTCGTTGGCAGTTGACAATTAGCACATCTTAATATATAATAACATATAAGAATTGAAAATAATAGTGTACATTGTGCTGCTTCTGTGGTATAATGTACCTATACCTTAACTTTATGGAATTATTATGGCAGAATTTGTTGATATACAGTATGCTCAAATGTTATCTGGTCGTCTTGAAAACTTTAAGATAAAGCATACCAATCCTTATAAAATTAACTTCCGTTGTCCTATATGTGGTGATTCACAAAAGAGTCGCTCTAAGTCCCGCGGTTGGCTTCTAGAAAGGGATAACAAGTTCTCCTATTATTGTCATAACTGTGGTGCGTCTATGGGCTATAGCTTCTTTCTAAAGACTATCGATCCTCTACTGTACAATGATTATGTTGCTGAAAAGTTTGTGGCAAATACTCATGCTGACGATACTAAAAAAGATAATACTGATCAGTTTAAAACAAAAGCTCCAGTATTTAAGAAAGATCCTCTCAAAGGATTAAAGAAAGTTTCTCAACTTGACTTCAACCATCCAATAAAGAAGTATGTTGTATCACGGCAAATTCCATCTCAACATCATTATAGAATGTTCTTTGCTCCTAAGTTTATGACTTGGATTAATACTATCATTCCTGATAAGTTTGATACTAGTAAAATAGGCAAAGATGAATCAAGACTCGTAATACCTTTTGTTGATGAAAATGGTAAATGCTTTGGTGTATCAGCTCGTGGATTTAATCCTAAGGGAATTAGATATATAACTATTATGTTCGAAGAAAGACCTAAGATATTTGGTCTTGATAGAGTTAATCTAGAACATCCATATTATATTGTTGAAGGCGCTTTGGATAGTATGTTCCTTGAAAATGCTATCTCTATGAATGGTGCTGAAGGCAACGGTAATTCTGCAAACGAAAACGCAATATATGTATTTGATGCTGAACCACGTAATAAAGAAATCCATAAGCGTATGGAAAAAGTTATTAAGCAAGGTTACAGGATTTGTATATGGCCTGATAATGTCGTAGCAAAAGATATTAATGACATGCATCTTAAAGGTGTTAATGTTGAAAAGCTAATTGAAGACAATACACATAAAGGTTTACAGGCAGAATTAAAATTTCAGGCTTGGAGAAAAACATGATAAGAGCAATACTTGCTCACGACAAAGATTGGGGCATAGGTAAAGATGGCGACTTACCTTGGGAAAAGAACCCCGAAGATTTAAAGTGGTTTAAAGAATGTACACTAAACTCTGCAGTAATTATGGGACGCAAGACTTGGGAAAGTCTACCATTCAAATTGCCGAAAAGATCAAACATTGTCATAACAAGCAACTATGATTATGAATGGCCAAAAGTACCTGATAATGTTTTTACTGCACAAATCAAACAACAGATTGTAAATTTAAATTATGAGTTACCAGTATGGATTATTGGTGGCGCACAGCTTGTACACTCTTGTTTAGATATTATAGATGAGTTATGGCTGAACGAAGTAGAAGGCAGTTATGATTGTGATACGTTCTTAGATAAAGAATTAATTACAGAAAAATATTCTGCTGAATCTATTGATGAAAGAGATTTTGGAACAATTACTAAATGGACTTTGAATGAAAAATTATCATAAATTACTAGAGGACATCCTAGAGTTTGGTGAAGATGTAAATGATCGGACAGGAACGGGTACTCGTTCTATATTTGGTTATCAAATGAGATTTAATTTACAAGATGGCTTTCCTGCCGTTACTACCAAACGTCTTGCATGGAAATCAGTTGTTGCAGAATTGCTATGGTTTCTTGAAGGAAGCACAGACGAAAGACGTCTCGCTGAATTAACTTTTAAAGAAAACCGTTTAAGCCTTTCAAAGAAACAAACTATTTGGACAGCCAATGCAGATAAACAAGGCAAAGATCTTGGTTATCACAATGGCTCAATGCGTAAAGAGCTTGGACCTGTTTATGGTTCACAATGGCGCAACTTTAATGGTGATGATCAAATCAAAACAATCATCGGACAAATAAAAAATAATCCAGATAGTAGACGTATTATTTTAAGTGCTTGGAATCCACCAGAAATTGATAAGATGGCACTACCGCCTTGTCATACCTTTGCTCAGTTTAGAGTATATAATGGTAGGCTAAGTTGTCAAATGTATCAGAGAAGTGCCGATGCCTTTCTAGGTGTGCCGTTTAATATTGCATCATATGCTTTATTAACACATATTATAGCTCGTCACTGTGGTCTAGAAGTTGGAGAGTTTGTTCATACCATTGGAGATGCTCATATTTACAATGACCACTTTGATCAAGTAAAGGAACAATTGTCTCGAGATCATTACCCATTGCCAGAGCTAGAAATTAATCCAACATTTAAATTAGATTTAAACGACACTTATTTTAGAATTGACGAAATCAAATCTTTTAAGTTGACAAATTATTTGCACCATGATACAATAAAAGCAAATATGGCAGTATAAATAAAGAACCAGATAAAGTATATTATAAGCTAAAGGATGAAAGAAAGTATGATACAAATTATACAAGTTACGAAGCGTGATGGTAGTCAAGAACCGATGGATGTAGATAAGTTACACAAAGTAGTTTTTCACGCTTGTAATGATATAACCGGTGTTTCACCATCAGAAGTAGAAATCAAAAGTCAGATTCAGTTTTTCTCTGGTATTACTTCAAAAGAAATTCAAGAAACTCTTATTAAGGCGGCGGCTGATCTTATCAGTGAAGAGACTCCTAACTACCAATTCGTAGGTGGGAGATTAATTAACTATGGTCTTCGTAAAGAAGTGTATGGTGGTTATACTCCATGTACAGTTAAAGAGTTAGTTGAAAAGAATATTGACCGTGGTTTCTATGATCCAGAATTAATATCATACTATAATGACGAAGAGTGGAGTAAGATCGATGGTTTTATTAAACATGCTCGTGATGAAGATTTAACGTATGTTGCTATGGAGCAATTGCGTGGTAAATATCTATGTCAAAACAGAGTTACCGGTGAAATCTTTGAAACGCCACAAATGTGTTACATTCTTATTGCTGCTACTTTGTTTCATGATTATCCCGAGGAAACACGACTACAATACGTAAAGGATTACTATGATGCTATTAGTCTACATGATATTAGTCTCCCTACTCCTGTTATGGCTGGTGTACGCACACCTCAGCGACAATTCAGTAGTTGCGTCCTTATTGAGACTGACGACAGCCTTGATAGTATCAATGCTACTAGCTCAAGTATTGTTAAGTACGTTTCACAAAAAGCAGGAATTGGAATCGGGGGTGGATCGATCAGAGCTATTGGAACCCCTATTCGTAAAGGTGATGCATACCACACAGGTATAATTCCTTTTTATAAAATGTTCCAAGCTGCTACTAAGTCTTGTTCTCAAGGTGGAGTACGCGGTGGAGCTGCTACAATCTATTATCCTATTTGGCATTATGAAGCAGAAGATTTATTAGTACTTAAAAATAATAAGGGTACTGAAGATAATCGTGTTAGGCATATGGATTACGGTGTACAATTTAATAAGGTAATGTATGAGCGCTTGATTACTGGTGGAGATATTACTTTGTTCTCACCAAGCGACGTTCCTGGTTTGTACGAAGCTTTCTATGCCGACCAAGATGAATTTAGACGTTTATATGAAACTGCTGAGCGCAATACAAGATTACGTAAAAAGAAAATCCCAGCAGCTGAATTGTTTAGTTCCTTTATGGAAGAACGTAAAAACACAGGTCGTATCTATTTGCAAAATGTTGATAACGCAAATGAGCATGGTTCGTTTGATCCAAAACTTGCTCCTATTCGCCAGTCAAACTTATGTGCAGAAATTGATCTACCAACTAAACCACTTACTGATGTTAATGACCCAGAAGGTGAGATTAGTCTTTGTACTTTAAGCGCAATCAATTGGGGTAACGTACGTTGTGTAGAAGATTTTGAGAAGGCTTGTGATCTTGCAGTTCGTGGATTAGATGCTTTATTAGATTATCAAAACTATCCTATTTTAGCAGCGCAATTAAGTACTGAAAAGCGTAGACCAATTGGTGTTGGTATTATTAACTTTGCATATTGGATGGCTAAGCATGATTTATCATATCAAGATATTACCACCGAAGGATTAGAGCTTGTTGATGAATATGCTGAAGCATGGTCTTATTATCTTATTAAAGCTTCGGCCAATCTTGCAGTTGAAAAAGGTAACATCCCAGGTATTTGTGAAACAAAATATGGTTCAGGTATTACACCTAACCAAACTTACAAGAAAGATCTTGATGAATTGGTTCCACACAAGGAACGTCAAGATTGGAAAGGATTGCGCGAGCAATTAAAAGAAACAGGTATTCGTAATTCTACACTAATGGCTCTTATGCCAAGTGAAACATCAGCTCAAATTGCAAATGCTACTAACGGTATTGAACCACCTCGTTCATTGATTTCCGTTAAGCAATCTAAGCATGGTGTTCTTAAGCAAGTAGTTCCAGAGTATAGACGCTTAAAGAATAAATACGATTTACTATGGGATCAAAAGTCTCCCGAAGGCTATTTGAAAATTATGGCAGTATTGCAAAAGTATATCGACCAAGGTATATCTGTTAATACAAGTTATAATCCAGTATTTTTTGAAGATGAAAAGATTCCAATGAGTGTACTATTGCAACACCTACTAATGTTCTATAAGTACGGCGGCAAGCAATTGTATTACTTCAATACATATGATGGTCAAGGTGAAATTGATGTTGATAAGATGTCTGAAGAACCTTTAGCACAAGGCGAAGAAGACGACGGTGAATGTGAGTCCTGCACCATATAACTGTTGACATCCGCAAAAAACATGTTAGTATAATAATAAGAAATCTCATATAAAGGAAATTAGCAAATGAGCGTTTTTGACGTAAACAACCGTGTTGACCACACATCCGTTGCATCTTTTTTGGATCCAACAGGAGGTCCGACAATTCAAAGATATGATACATTAAAGTATAAACAATTTGATCAATTAACCGACAAGCAGCTTGGCTTCTTTTGGCGCCCTGAAGAAGTAGACATCTACCAAGATGCTAAAGACTTTAAAGGTCTTACTGAACACGAGCAACACATTTTTACAAGTAACCTTAAGCGGCAAATTCTATTAGATAGTGTACAAGGTCGTGCACCAGCTGAAAGCTTTGGTTCTATTGTTTCTTTACCAGAACTAGAGAATTGGATTATTACTTGGACTTTTTCAGAAACAATCCATAGTCGTTCATATACACATATTATTCGTAACATTTATTCTAATCCATCTAAGATTTTTGATGAGATGTTGAATGTAAAAGAAATCGTCGATTGTGCAGATTCTATCTCAGGCTATTACGATCGTCTAATTGAAATGACTGGTTACTATAATCTTCTTGGTGAAGGTACACATACTGTTAATGGTAAGAAAGTAAAAGTTGACATGTATGAACTTAAGAAATTGTTATATCTCACATTGATGAGTGTTAATATTCTTGAGGGTGTACGTTTCTATGTTTCATTCGCATGTTCTTGGGCATTCGCCGAATTAAAGAAAATGGAAGGTAACGCTAAGATTATTAAGTTAATTGCTCGTGACGAAAACATTCACCTTGCTTCTACTCAATTGATGCTTAAGCTTATTAGAAAAGAAGACAAAGACTTTGAAAAGATTGCAAAGGAAACAGAAGCAGAATGTGTACAAATGTTTGTTGACGCAGTAAACCAAGAAAAAGCTTGGGCAGAATATCTGTTTAAAGATGGTTCTATGATTGGTTTGAATGCAGAGTTACTACAGCAATATATTGAGTTTATTGCTACTCGTCGTATGACAAATGTTAAACTACAATCACCATATAGCATTAAAAATAATCCATTGCCTTGGACTCAAAAATGGATATCAGGAGCAGAGGTGCAGGTTGCGCCTCAGGAAACAGAAATTACATCTTATGTACAAGGTGGTACTAAACAAGATGTTGCCGCCGATACGTTTAAGGGGTTTAGTCTATAATGTACAATGAGTACTTTGATCGTAAAATTGATGAATATAAAAATGATGGTCGATACAGAGTATTCAACGATATACTAAGAGAGCGTGGAGATTTTCCTCGCTCAATTTGGTACGGCAAATATGCACCAAAGAATATTATTAACTGGTGTTCAAATGATTATCTTGGCCAAGGTCAAAATGAATATGTCGTAAGTGCAATGCACAGCGCATTAGATCAAACAGGATCTGGTTCAGGTGGTACTCGCAATATTGGTGGTAATACACATTATCACGTTACATTAGAAAAAGAACTTGCTTCTTTACACCAAACAGAAGGTGCTTTATTATTCACAAGCGCTTATGTTGCAAATGAATGGTCGCTTATTGCTTTAAGTAGAATCATTCCTAATATTTGTTTTATATCAGATTCTAAAAATCATGCTTCATTAATTGTTGGAATCAATCACAGTAAAGCACCTAAAATGATTTTCGAACATAATAATATGGACGAACTTGAACTGGCGTTACAGACATGCCAGATGAATGATCAAATTCCTGTTATTGTTTTTGAAAGCGTATATTCAATGGACGGAGATATTAGTCCAATTCAAGCCATCTGTGATTTAGCAGATAAATATAAGGCAATGACCTATATTGATGAAGTACATGCCGTTGGCCTCTATGGAGATACTGGCGGTGGTTATTGTCAAATGTTAGGATTGTCTCATAGGATTGATATTCTTAATGGAACGTTAGGAAAGGCGTTTGGTGTTCAAGGTGGATACATCGCAGGTAACAGTAATATTATTGATGCCATTAGATGTGTTGCTTCTGGATTTATTTTTACAACGTCAACCAGTCCAATAATCTGTGCAGGAGCTTTGGCTTCAATCAGGTACTTACGTGATAATCCACATTTGAGAGACAAACAGCAAGAAAGAGCAATAAAGTTAAAGCATATGCTGGCCGAAGCAAATATACCAGTACACAAAAATGCGTGTACTCATATCGTACCAGTAATGATTAACGATGCTTTTAAATGTAAAGAAGCAAGTGATCGTTTATTAAACGAGTTTGGAATTTACATTCAACCTATTAACAGTCCAACCGTTCAGGCTGGTACTGAAAGATTAAGAATTGCACCTACTCCTTATCACGACGATGTGATGATGATCCAGTTAGTGCAAGCATTAAAAGAGGTATTAGAATGATTACTGTTACAGGAAACGCTAACCTTAAAGTAAGCGAACTCTGCCAAGAACATGATTGCTACGCCGTTACTTTAGATATTAAAGGTGGAGGTTGTGGCGGATTCGAATACGATTGGAAGGTTGCACAAAAAGAAGAAGTCAAAGATACAGATTACTTTTTAATTCAATGTGATACTGGTATATTGGCCGTACATAAAGATGCGCAAGCATATTTGGCTGGAACTGAAATTGACTATATAAGAAATGTTTTTAATCAACATTTTGAATTGAGAAATCCTAACGTCGCGTCAGAATGTGGATGCGGAATTAGTATTAATTTTGACATGGATAAAGTTACAGCACTATAATAATAAAGGAAAAACAATGAATAAAATTAAAAAAGCATTTTGGTTTTGCTTAGGGATTATCTTATTAGGAGTCGCTTATCTAGGCGTACTTCTTCCAGGTCTTCCTTGGAGTACACCAATCTTAGGAGCTACTTTCTGCTTCGCAAAATCAAATGAAAGATTTCATGCTTGGATTTTAAACCACCCACGGTTTGGTCCTTTCATTAAAGAATGGGGGACATATCGTGTATATCCCACTAAAGCAAAATACCTAATGGTTGCAGTTATGTCAACTTCATTAGTAGTATTTTTCTTTACCCTTGCAAACGTTAAAGCTACTATTTACATGGCGATTACGTTTGGATTGATTATACTTTGGGCGACACGTTATCCTGGCTCAAAAAAGGAAGCTGAAAGACGAATTGCAGCTGGCGAAAAGATTGGCTGGTTGAAGTAACAATTCTCTAAGATTTTAACAGAAGTCTCTGGGAAGAGACGCATTACAGGTTATAAGGAAATGAAATTTTTAAATAGCGCACTATTGTGCATGACGCTTATGGCGACAACAGCTTTTGCTGAAGAAGTAAAAGAAGAAGAAACTGGTTTTTATATTAATGGTGAATTAGAAGTATATATTGATGACGAATGGCCAGAAGGCGATATTGATACACGTGGTGAAGTATTCGCGGGCTTTCAAAAGAAACTAAATGATCACGGCCCTATTGATTGGGTTGGAGCAGGAGCAAGATACGATACTACCTATATGTTAGATCGTACAAAAGATAACTCAGTCCTAGAGAAACAAATGGGCTTTGGTATTAAAGGAACAAACACAAGAGTTTATATTGGTGAAACAGATGCTCAACGTTTAGGTTTTGCAAAAACATCTAAAATTGGAGCACCAGTAATTGTTATCGAACCAAACTCTCGTATTGACCATAAAGAAAAAGTTGTCGTTACGTTTGGTAATTGGCAAAATAATAATGAGTTTAAATTTAATGAATATCGCATGAAACGTGGTGGCCTACCATTTGGTGGTGTTGTTGGTTATGAACCAGAGACAGAAACTACTTATGCTGGTGCTACAGTTCGTGCATTTATTTTAGATCTATCTTACATGCAGATTGATACTAATGGTAAAGACAAACAGGTTGGTTATTCAGCTGGTTTATCTCTTTTCCCATTCAGGATTCCTGTATCGATTGGATATGAACAATTTGATGATGGTGGAAACATTCGTAAAGATTATGGTATAATGTATATTCATAGTAAAGAAGTAATGCTTACAGCACACAGAGTTGAAGATGACGATGTTGGCTTGACGTTTAATTACTATGGTGCTTTATATACACCAGATCCAAAAGGACCAATGAGATATGGATTATACTACCATCAAAATAAAGCGATGGAAGGACCATACGGAAATAGAAAGTTTGATAACAGCTTTAAGGCTACAATCGAATACTTGTTTTAGATTATAAATAAACGTAACAACACTCAATAGCTCTTCGGGGCTATTGAGACTACTTTACAATGTTATTGATGACGGAGATATAATGGCTAAGAAAATACTTATCACTGGTGGCGGTGGCTTTATTGCCCATCACTTAATCAACCAGGTACTCAAAAGAACTGATTGGGATATCGTTACTGTAGATCGTTTAGATTATAGTGGTAACCTAAACAGATTACATGATCTTTTACAAGATCGCACCCCTGAAGAACGTTCACGTCTTCGTACAATCTTTCACGATTTAAAAGCAGAATTTAATCCAATGCTCTTAGCAGATATTGGTGACGTTGATATTGTTGCTCATTTGGCAGCAGGCTCTCACGTAGATCGTTCAATTGACCATCCAATGGAATTTGTAATGGATAACGTCGTTGGTACGTGTAATATTCTAGAACTTGCTCGTAAACAACCTAACTTGGAAAGGTTCCTATACTTCTCAACAGATGAAGTCTTTGGTCCTGCTCCTGATGATGTTAAGTACGACGAGTATGATCGTTATAATTCTACTAATCCATATTCTGCTTCAAAAGCAGGTGGTGAAGAACTTTGTGTAGCTTATCAAAACACATATGATATGCCAATTTATATTACGCATACTATGAACGTGTTTGGTGAACGTCAACATCCTGAAAAGTTTATTCCTATGACTATTCGTAATGTACGCGACGGTGGTACAGTAACGATTCATAGTGATGAAACAAAAACAATTCCAGGATCACGACATTATATTCATGCTGAAGATGTTGCGGATGCTACACTGTTCCTATTAGAACATACTGATACTCTTAACGTTGAAAATAATTCAGGCGTTAAATGTCCTAAGTTCAATATCTGCGGTGCGACTGAATTGAATAACTTACAACTCGCACAAATGATTGCCGACGCACAAGGCAAGGAGTTAAAATATGAATTCATGGATTTCCACAGCTCTCGCCCTGGTCATGACTTGCGCTATGCTCTCTCTGGTGACAGAATGGCACAGATGGGATGGACCCCGAAACCAGTTGATCAACGTATCGCTGAAGTTGTAACTTGGACATTAGAAAATACAAGGTGGCTTGACGTATGAATATGAGTGAATGGAATGAGCTGATAGAAAGGCATTATCAGCAAGAAAAGAATACTAAAACTGATATTGATGAACATTTGCATGATCTATTAACATTAGCCGAAGATTGTACACATGTCACTGAGTTTGGTAGTAGGTTTGGAGCAAGCACAAAAGCATTCTTAAAAGCTCAAGTAACTTTAAGAGCATATGATCTTGAAATTCATAATCCATTGAATGATCTATTTAAGATTGCTAAGAAGGTTGGTAAAGATGTAGAATATACAAAAGCAAACACGCTTAATATTCTTATTGAACCAACCGATCTAATCTTTATTGATACATGGCATAGCCAACAGCAATTAAGAGAAGAACTTAAGCTGCACGGTAATGCTGCTCGTAAATATCTTGCATTCCATGATACACATACATATGGCGTAAGAGATGAGCAAGTTGATTGGGCTGCAAATCCTGACCGCAAAGCAATCGCTGGTCAAGGTTTACTTCCAGCAGTAATTGACTTTGTAATTGCAAATCCTCACTGGCAGTTTAAGAAGCATAAGACTAATTGTAATGGTTTAACCATATTGGAAAGAAGGAAGTAGAATGAAAGTAGTAGATTGTTTTCCCTGGTTCGCTCCCTACGGAGAAGAGTTACTTTATTTACGTGTAAACCTATTAAAAGATCATGTAGATAAGTTTATTATTGTTGAGTCAAATAAGACTCATGCTGGTAAACCAGTAGAACGTAAGTTTCCTGAAGTTGCTCGTAAGCTTGGCCTTCCTATTGAAAAGATTATCTACATAGAACATGATATTCCAGAAACGGAAGATCTTGAAATACTTGATATTGATAGAAAGAATGCTGGTGTAAACGCTAATAATAGAGAATCATTATATGCACGAGTAAGAGAACGTCTACAAAAAGATGCTGTTATGATGGGTATGACTGAATTTGATCAGCGCGACGTATTCATTTATGGTGATGCTGACGAAGTCATTAATCCTAAACACATTCATTGGCTTGCAAAACAGACATACAATCACCCAAACTTAATTGTTAAAATTCCACTTGTATATTTACAAGGTCGAGCTGATCTACGTATCCATCATCGTAATGGTGAACCAGTTATATGGAAACGTGCTATGTTCTTTGCGACAAAAGAACAAGCTCAAACATTTAAGTTAAGTAATCTACGTTGTGGTAACATTTCTCTGCCGGTAAGATTTCCAACTCACGACGGAGTTATTCAAGAAGATATGGGTTGGCACTTTGCTTGGATGGGATCAACTCAACAACGTCAAACAAAAGCTGATTCGTTTGCTCACGCATTCGATAGCTTTAAATGGCATAGTGAAGGTGGATACGCAGATTATAAACAATTCGTAGATACTACCGAACCAGTTGAAGGTAATGTTGCACCTGATTCTAATACTGATCATATTCTTAAAAGGTATCCTCATTCTGAACTACCCGAACTGATTTTTGAAACGCCGTTTGTTAAAGACTTCTTATTGCCTGAAGTAGATATTAATTCAACGTACGCATTCAATGATTGCAATTGTTATTGGTGCCAAAAGTTAGATTGGCCATTGATGTATGATCTTGAAGATGATAATGAAAAGCTTTGGTTTGAAGTACCGCGGTCTTGTTCAGTAACAATTAAGGAAAGCTTTCCTGGTCGTAAGCAAGTAATGCGTGGAACTCGTTTGTATAAGCGGTTCATTGAAGAGAATAAAAAGCCTATCATGATCTTTACTGATCCAGTTGATAGGTTCATATCTTTGATTAATGTTTATATTACTAAAAAGCAAAGATATTACGATTACGGTAAAGACATTTTTAAAAGCTTTGATAAAGATTTAGATACGCTTTCAAAAGAAGAAAAGATTGATTTATTCTTCCGTAATCTAAACAAGATTACTGGTGGACATCAAGTACATCATTTCCACCCCCAGTGTAGATTTGTCGATACTGAAAACTTTACAGACATTGAAGTAGTAAAACGTGAAGATGTTAATAAGTACTTTGATATTGGTGTAGCACATAACGTAACTAATAAAGAGATTACAGTAGATGATTTTACTGAGGAACAAATAGAATTTATTAAACGCGCATATGTGAGTGATTACGCATTCTTTGAAAAATACGGAAAGAAAAATGCCAAAGCTAAAAATAAACGAAAGAACAGTACAAAATCTTAATCTAGAAATAGATGAGCATAAGAAGGCTAAACAGTCTGCTCTCAGAGATAATGACGCTCTGAGGCAGGAGAACACCATGCTTAAGGAGATTCTACATGATATTACATCACAAGAGGACTGCTGGACTGACACTGTAGAGACAAAAACCCTCCTCTGGCGCCTTAAAAACTTACTAAATAATATAAAATAACTGTTGACATTGGTATCTGGTTGGTTTATAATGACATATAAATTGATTGGAGTGTACTATGACTAAGAATCAAAAAATTATAAATTCAATAATCATGTTTGTTTTTATTATTGGTGGGATTATCTATCCAGTATATGCAAAGTCAATGGCAGATGAAGCAGCAGTCTTGCGACAAACTACCGAGCACCGAGCCGATGAATTACATTGCTTAGCTCAAAACATTTATTATGAAGCACGTGGAAGTAATCTAGCAGATAAAATATCTGTTACAGACGTAGTAATGAATCGAGTAATAGATCGAAGATATCCAGACACGATTTGTGGTGTTGTACAAGATGGCTATATAGCAGGAAGTAAAACATGTCAGTTCTCTTGGTATTGCGATGGTAAACCTGACGTTCCTTTAGATATGGATCGTTGGTATGAAGCACAATCAATTGCTTATTCAATGTTTGAGTATGGACAATACCGAGGAATTACTGAAGGTGCTACACATTATCACGCATCATACGTAGACCCATTCTGGGCAGACAGCCTTCAAATGGTTGGTCGTATTGGAGCACACATTTATTATCGCTGGGAAGAAAAATGAGCAAAACGTTTGTTATAAGTGATACTCACTTTAACCACGGAAACATATTAGAATTTAAAAACTATCTTGGCGAAGCTACACGCACCTTTGAATCTATTGATCAAATGAACGAAGCAATGATGGATAATTGGGTAAGCGTTGTTGGTCCTAATGATACTGTAATTCATTGTGGTGATGTTCTATTTGGCCACCATAAATCAGAATGGATGGAACACAACTTTGCTAAACTGCCAGGTAAGAAAAGACTTGTACTTGGTAATCATGACAATGTAAAACATATCGGACAATTCTTTAAAGACGTGCAACTATGGATCGATATTCCTGGATTCATTTTTACTCACACACCTTTGCATCCTTCGACGCTAGCTGAGAAGCACAGATTTAAAGAAGATAAAATAAATGTTCACGGTCACATACACAGAAATCCATCGCCTGATGGTCCATACTTTTGTGCTTGCGTTGAACAAATAAACTATACTCCGCTTAATATCGAGGAGATAACCATACATCAATGAGGATGCTAATCGCCAGGTTGATTTTGATCTTGTGGCTAGCATTCGCAGTTAAAAACGACGACGACTTATATGGAACGCTATCAAGCATGAGAAGAATGGCCGAATGTAGAAAAGTCGTACACACTTACTAAAAGGACTATAACTTTGAAAAAAGCTAATAAACAAATAGATTTAATGGATTTACTAAAGCCTCCAGTTGCTCAAGGCAATCGCATTATATCAAAACAATGTGTTAATATTCACGAGTTTTATTTAAGCGGAGACATTGAATCATCGGAAGATTATATCGATTGGTTTGATACCATTCGTTCTGCTGGTGAAAACGATGTTCTAAAGTTTTATATTAACTCTTCCGGCGGTGATCTGTTTACTGCTATACAATTTATGCGAGTGCTATCTGATACTGCTGCAAACATCGTTGTTTCTGTAGAAGGTGCTTGTATGAGTGCGGCGACTTTGATCTTCTTACACGGACACCAGTTTGAAGTATCACCACACTCTATGTTCATGTTCCACAACTATTCAAGTGGTGTAGTTGGTAAAGGTGGCGAGATGTATGATCGTCTATCTCACGAAAAAGATTGGTCTGAGAAGTTATTGCGTGAAGTTTATTCTGACTTCTTAACTGAAAAAGAAATTACTTCTATTCTTGATAACAAAGACATTTGGATGGATGGTGACGAATGCATCAAGCGTTTAAAGAAGAAAGTTAAGGTTCTTGAGCGTCAGATGAAAAAAGCTGAAAAAGCAGTTGACATTGACGAAGAAGTATAGTATAATTGTAACATCCGATAACAAAAGGTTAAACTATGAATATTAAGCATCCAAGCTTATTCAATACTGATAAGGTAGCTGAGTTATATAGTAAAAAAGATGGTGTACCTGTGTCTTATGTTTGCACGACTGATTTGCAAAATAGTGACCAACCATTAGACATTTTCTATAGAGAAACTCCTCACCCTGAGTTTGGCAATAAATACTTTGGTCTACGCAGTACTAGCGATGATCGTGTGCTTATTACTAATGCTGATATCGTAGAAGACTATGAGTTTGGTATGATTCAAAACAAAGATGGTGATTGGCATTATTCCTCTTGCCATCATGATTGTCTTTTTATAGATGGTAAAATGATCGATGGTGGTAGAGCTTATATCAGATCTACTGGACTTGATGGTATCTTTAAAGTTAAAAATGGAGAGTTTGTAAATGTCGAATCCTAAAGAACGTTACGTCGTAGTAACAACGGTATCTCAATTTAGACAGCGATATGCTGTTCCCGTATCTGAGCTTCAGGCTTTAAACCCAGATATAGATATTAGCGCTGACCCAGCCAAACAAATTGAATGGGCAAAAGATAATGTTACATGTGAAGATGTAAAAGAGTTCTCTCAAAAGTGGATTGGCGAACAAATCATCGATGGTATGATTTTAGATGAAGAGCGTATCGTGAATCTATTTGATCGTGACAATGATTATCTTAAAGAATGGACTCGCAATCAAAAGCTCGACTTCATCGCAGATTGGAAAGATACCAGTGAGTAATTACAGACCAGATAAATGGATGCTAGTTGAAATTACTGGCACTGATCCTCATTATAGAATCTTTGGTACTTGGTATGAAGGAAATCCTTATAATCCAGATGCTTGGCGTTTAAATAGCGGCATCACGGGTGTTGAAGAAACAGAGAATAAGTTTATTTTTAAAGGTTATTCTGGCTCAACTTATGAATGCGATAAAGATTCATATGGAGTAACTACCTATGGCCAAGGAATGCTAAAAAGCTGGTCTCGCCAAACCGAGCATTTTAATCCGCTTGAAATGCCAGATAATATTACGGAGATCAATTGGCGAATATGATTGTAGGTATAACCTTTAGTACATTTGATCTGTTACATGCAGGCCACGTGTCAATGTTAAGAGAAGCAAAAGCTCAATGCGATTATCTTATTTGTGGATTACAAATGGATCCATCTCAAGATCGCAAAGAAAAGAATGCTCCTGTTCAAACTATAGTTGAACGCTATACTCAACTGAATGGTATCAGTTATGTCGATGAGATTATCCCATATAATTCTGAAAAAGATGTTGAAGATATATTGACAATGCTTGATCTCGATGTTAGAATATTAGGAGAAGAGTACAGGGATAAGGATTTTACTGGCAGAGATATATGTCGCAAACGTGATATTGATCTTTACTTCAACAAAAGAGACCATCGCTTTAGTTCAAGCGATTTAAAAAAGAGGGTATGCGAACATGTCAATTAAAGAAGAACAATTAGAATTTAAGTTTTACGATATCTACCCAGAACAAATTGAGTTACCTTTGGATTATCCTCAACTGAATTGGTCAGTAGTAAATGATAATGGTTTTGGTAACTTTACAATTAAATATGAACAACCAACAGTGACTTTTAGTCTAGGATATGATTATGCCCCAGATAAGTAGAGAAGAGTTAACACAAATCCGCAAAGATGATCAAGACATGGAAAGCTTTTTGCACGACATGGCTAACAAATCAGACGACGAGTTTGTTATGAGATTAGCTGAAAGGTTTTCTAAGCTTACAAGAAAAGCCCATGATCGATTACATTGGACTGGAGCTGAATAGATGGTTTGTTATATTATTTACGAAGATTTTTTAGGTATCCCGATAGGATATAGAGTAAATGGTAAAGCACATTACTTCCAGCACAGGCTGGGTCTTGAACAACCTGAAGATGAATGGAGTAACTACTAATGTTTTGGGGATTATTTCTTATAACAACAATACAAGCAAACTATATGGTAGCACCTGATACTATCGTGTACCATCCTCTTCATATGTATGAAGATAGGTTAGCTTGTGAAACAGCTAGAATTATATTTGAGGAAAGATACAAGCTTCCACTCGAATCTGAGTTGCAGTGTATTAGAACGGACGAGACATGAGCACAAAATATGTATTTGATGTAGATGGTACTTTAACGCCAAGTAGAGGTATTATTGATTTAGACTTTAAAGCTTGGTTTAATACTTTCTGTTTAGTAAATGATGTTTACCTCGTAACTGGTTCAGATCGAGATAAAACAATTGAACAAATTAGTGAACCAACTTATAATCTTTGTAAGAAAGTTTACAACTGCTCTGGTAGTGACGTATATTCCGGATCAGAAAAAGTACGATCTTCTGCTTGGAAAGTTCCTCCTTCTATGCATCGTATTCTTGATGGTTGGCTTCAAGCCAGTAGATTTCCTGTAAGAACAGGTAACCATAAAGAAGAACGGCCTGGAATGATGAACTTTTCTGTTGTTGGGCGTAACGCAACAAAAGAACAACGTGCAGAGTACGTAGAATATGATACGTTAAATAAAGAGCGTGAAACTATTGCTCACATAATCAATTCTTACTATAAGGATATTACCGCAACTGTTGGTGGTGAAACTGGTATTGATATTCACCCCACTGGTTCAGATAAAAGCCAGATACTTGAAGACTTTCAAAACTATCGAGAAAAGATTCATTTCTTTGGTGATTCAATATTTCCTTCAGGTAATGATTGGTCAATAGCAAAAGCAATAGAAGAACGCACAAATGGAAAATCGCACCAAGTAAAAGATTGGCGTGATACGTGGAAACAACTTGAGGAGTTAACAACATGATTAAAGATATGATCCCGCAAATTACATTTATGGCCAGAACCGGAGATGTAGAACCTGAAGATGGTGGATGCCCTATTGGTGGTAGTTGGTTGCCTATGGACTCAATTGAAATGTTTGGTGGTAAACGTACAATTGTATTTTCTTTACCAGGCGCGTTTACACCGACGTGTTCATCTCAACAACTTCCTGGCTTTGAAGAAAACTACGAAGCTATTAAAGAGATGGGTATTGATGAAATCTATGTTTCTTCTGTAAACGATGGATTTGTAATGAACGCTTGGGCTGAAAAGCTCGGTGTTGAGAAAGTTAAAGTTATCCCAGATGGTAATGGGTATTTTGCCGAAGCGCTAGGACAGCTCGGTGATTTTAGTGTTATTGGCTTTGGTTCAAGATCGAAAAGATTTGCCGTAGTAATTAACGATAACGAAGTAGAAAAAATGTTTGTGGAGCCAGCGGCCACTAAGGAAAATGAAGATCCATATGGTGAGTCTTCTCCAGAAACAGTAATGGCTTATTTAGCCGGGCAGTAATATGAAAATAAAAATTGGAAAATATCCTTATAGGCTAACTTGTAATATGTATCAGCGCCATATGAATAATAAATATGGCATGTTTGAGTGGCCTGATAAAGGTGATTTCGAAGATTATTACTATGAAGCAGTTGACAAATTCTGGCAAGATGTATATAATATAGTTAATAGATTGTGGTTTGATCGACGTGAACAGAAGCAATTTATTCGTATAGACAGTCACGATACTTGGAGCATGGATAATACTCTTGCTCCAATTATCCTTCCAATGTTAAAGCAGCTAAAAGAAACTAAACATGGTTCTCCGTTTGTAGACAATGCAGATGTACCAAAGGAACTTCGTCTTACTAAAAAGCAAGAAAAGCGTTATTTAGAAGAAGCTGAAACTGATGTTAAATGGCATGATCGTTGGGATTATGTAATAGGCGAAATGATCTGGGCGTTTGAACAAAAGTGCAAAGACCATTGGGAAGAAGAATACTACGGTGACTATATAGAAGGAAAAGATGGACCATTAAGTGGTGCATTTGAATGGACGGATGATGAAGGGCGACACGCACATCAAGAACGCATGACTAACGGGTTCAAATTGTTCGGGAAATATTATGAGTCTCTATGGGATTAGAAAAAAATTAAATAAATGGTGGCGTATCTGGGCTCAAAGCTTGGGTGAAAAGGTTGGTGAGTCAGATAGACAAGCCGATTTTGTAGCCATGATAAGAACTTTTTGGTGGACTGTACATATCGTAACTTGCTTTTTTATTATAGCAGGTAATAGTAAAATGTTAGGATTATGGTGAGTTAATTTGTTTACAATTGAAATGGACTGGGACGAAACTTCGATCACTATACTAGACCCAGGCGGTGAATACGAAGATGTGCAAATTATAATGCACGAAGAAGTTGTTTATATAAGACAATTCGATTTTGACTCAGAACATTACGATTATTGCATTATCTCGCCAAAACAAATGTTAGCGCTGATGAAAGCTTTTAAGTTACCAGCAGGCGCATATCAATTAGAAGAGGAAAGAGAAGAATGATTACAATTTATGGAAAAGCAAATTGTGGTTTTTGTACAAAAGCAAAGACCTTTGCAGAGAACCGAAGCCTTACGTATGAATATAAGGATGTAGGCAGAGCACAAAACCTTTTAGCTGAATTAATGGATAGAGCTCCAGTAGCGGTTAAAAGTGTACCACAGATTTTTATCGATCAACAATACATTGGTGGATATAAAGAGCTTCTACAATATGTAGAAGATACAGGATATACCGGAACTGGTCATAGTTTGTAAAAATAAGGGTTGACATTACGTCAGCCCTTTGTTATAATGGTAGTTATATAATGATGATAGTGAGGTGCTCATATGACAATGCATATGATTCAAGGCGTGCAAGTACACGGCAATTCAAAAAAGAAAAGACGTAAGTTAACTCAAAAGAAACTTGCTGAAATGGAAGTAAGCTGGCGACAGCATAATAAAGCTATGCGTAGGTCTAACTGCCATAACTTACAATACAAAACATTTGAAGAGTATCAAGCATACGTCTTCGGCGAAACTAAACCCAAAAAGAAAAAGGAATTTAAGCCCTATGTCCCAGAGGAATCGTACCAACGCAAATCGCCGAATTATCCAAGCGCGCCAATCAGCAAGGCGGCGGGTTCAATTCCAGACTCAGGACGAAAGCGAGAGCCGCAACAATATACCGGAGATCTCATTGTCGGGATCGGACAAATGCACAAATCAAACGCAGTTCCAGTCATGCGAGGAACAGAACAAGCTAAAGACATAGCTAGGATGAGAAGATAATGAATAATATTATTGCAGGTACAGCTCCACTATATAAACGAGACTCTAAAGGTCAAGTTAGAATGTGGCGTGGTGAAGTAAGTGAAGAGAATGGTAGTTATTATTGGCGTACAGTTTCTGGTTTAGAGGAAGGCAAACAAGTCGAGTCTGGTTGGAAAATCGTAGAACAAAAGAATGTTGGTAAAGCTAACGAGACATCTTTGCAAGGTCAAGCTGAACAAGAAATGCTCGCTGATTTTAAAAAGAGACTTGAACGTGGTTACTTTAGATTAAAGCAAGACATTGATTCTTTTGATAAGATTAAACCAATGTTAGCGGCAAAATATGAAGACGCTAAGTTTGATTGGGATAACAATGAATACTTTTCTCAACCTAAACTAGATGGCATTCGTTGTATTGCTCGTGCTAATGGATTGTGGTCTCGTGCAGGTAAAGAAATAATTGGTGTACCACATATTTTTGAAAGCTTAAAGCCATACTTTGAAGAAAATCCAGATGCTATTCTCGATGGTGAGTTATATAATCATGATCTTAAAGATAATTTTAATAAGATTACTTCTTTAGTTCGTAAAACTAAACCAACACCCGAAGATATTGCTGAAGCTGCGGGTTTAGTAGAGTATCACGTGTATGATTTGATTACTCCAACGGCATCATTTAAAAAGCGTATTACTGTTTTAAGTAAACTATCTGAATACGAATCAGTTAAAACCGTATCTACTCGTTCTATTTCTAATCAAGAAGATATGGATCAGTTATATGGTGAATATACTGAAGATGGCTATGAAGGTCAAATGATTCGTACAAATGATCCATACCAACAAAATAAAAGATCAAAATCGTTATTAAAACGAAAAGAATTTATTACTGAAGAATTTAACGTTCTTAGAGTAGAAGAAGGAAAAGGCAATTGGGCAGGTCACGTCAAACGATTTGTATTACAAATCAATGGCCAAGAGTTCGGAGCTGGTGTAAGAGGCAATCAAACAGTATTGGCTGCATTATTCGAATCTGGAGTATCGCCTGATTGGGCTACACTGAGATACTTCCAACTAACGCCTGATGGCATACCAAGGTTCCCAGTTGTTATCGATTGGGGTATAGGACAACGAGAGGATTAATAAAAAAATGGACCAAAGAATTAGAGACATTCTCAACGCTGAAGAAAAAAGGCAAGAAGAAACAGTAGAACTGATTGCAAGTGAAAACTATGCAAGTGATGCAGTAATGGAGTTATCAGGTAGTATATTTACTAACAAGTATGCTGAAGGTTATCCAGCAAAAAGATATTATAATGGATGTGATAACTGTGATGATGTAGAACAACTTGCAATTGATACCGTTACAAAGTTGTTTGGTGCTAAGTTTGCAAATGTACAGCCACACTCAGGAGCTAACGCTAACCTTGCTGTATTTAAAGCTTTTCTAAAACCAGGTGATACCGTTCTAGGTATGGATCTTGCGAGTGGCGGTCACTTATCGCATGGAGCTAAAGTCAACGTATCGGGATCTTGGTTTAGTTCACATACTTACGGTGTTAACGAAGAGGGTTTATTAGATTACAAAGCTATTCGTGAACAAGCACTTGAATTGGAACCACAGATGATTGTTGCTGGTGCAAGCGCATATCCTCGTCAAATTGATTGGAAAATGTTTAGGGAAATAGCTGATGAAGTAGGAGCATTGTTACTTGTAGATATGGCTCACTACTCTGGTCTAGTTGCAGGCTTAAGTTACTATAATCCAGTACCTTTTGCTGATGTAGTAACATCTACCACTCATAAAACACTTCGTGGTCCTCGTGGTGGAATTATCTTATGGAATAACCCAGACTATACACGAAAGATTAATAGTGCTATATTCCCAGGAACGCAAGGTGGTCCATTGATGCATATCATTGCAGCAAAAGCTCAGTGTTTTATTGAAGCATCTACTAATGAATTTGCTCAATACGCCGATCAAGTTATCGCAAATGCTAAAGCAATGTGTGAAGTATTTGAAGAAAAAGGTTTCCCAGTACAAACAGGTGGAACTGATTCTCATATTATTCTAATGGATTTAAGTGAAAGCAAATATTCTGGTAGAGAAGCTGCTGATAGACTTGAACATGCTGGAATTACTGTTAACAAAAATGGTATTCCAAATGATCCTCGTCCATTCATGGAAACAAGTGGTATTCGTATTGGTACGGCTGCTGAAACAACGCGTGGCTTTGATGAAAAGCGATTTAGAGAAATTGCTCAAGTAATTGTAGACGTATTGTCGTAGGAGAACCATGCCAACATATTCATATGAATGTAAAAAATGCGGACATGAATTTGATATCGTTCAAAGGATAGTTGATGATGCACTTACTGACTGTCCTGAATGTAAAGCAAAAGATGAATTGAAAAAAGTAATTAAAGCTGGCGATGGAGGCTTTGCACTTAAAGGAAAAGGGTGGTTCAAGACCGGTGGCTATTGACTATAAATAACTCTATATGAATTAACTATGGAGTTATTATGTGGCTGTATAAGGGTGAAGAGTTCACCTCTGAAATGATTGAAGAATGGGTAGGCTTTGTGTACTTGATTACCGACAAATCAAACGGTATGAAATACGTTGGTAAAAAGTTACTTACTTCAAAGCGAAAGCTTCCACCTCTCAAAGGCAAGAAAAGACGAAGAACTGTAGTAAAAGAAACCGATTGGCAAAAGTACTACGGTTCTTCTGAAGAAGTTAAATTGATGGTAGAAGAAAAAGGTGCAGATAACTTTCATAGAGAGATCTTAACCTTATGTAAAAGTAAAGGTGAACTTGGTTATCTAGAAGCCAAGTACCAATTTGAACATGATGTACTATTAAGAGATGATTTTTATAACGGAATTATCCAATGTAAGATACATAGGAATCATGTAAAAAGCTTAAAAAACAGTTGACATTTGTTTAAAGCTGTGTTATATTAGATAATATACCAATTATCTTTCAATGGAGAATATTATGGATGTGACTCGAAAAAGCGTTCTTACCGGCAAAACCCGCACAAGAACGATCACTGTAAAACCCCGCGATCTAGCTTTGTATGAAACTGGTGCAGTTTCTATTACTGATGCTATGCCCTATTTAAATTCTCAAGATCGTGATTTCATCATGGTTGGTATTACTGATAAAGAATTAAAAGATGCGTTCTCGTCTGAACTACAAGCAATTGTTAATGATAAGTTTGGAGGATAGACTTGATAATACTTTTTAATGGCCCTCCAGCATGTGGTAAAGACCACGCAGCAGATTTCTTTAAAGCTAAAGGTTATAAACACCTTTCTTTTAAGTATCGTCTATACGAAGAAACCATCAAATACTTTAATGTAGATAAAGAATGGTTTATGGATCGTTACGAAAATCGTGATTTAAAAGAAGTACGCTGTCAAGACTTAGGGCATATGTCATGCCGTGAAGCAATGATATATGTATCAGAAAAAGTAATTAAACCTCGTATGGGTTTAGACTATTTTGGTAAACTCGTTGCTGATGAGATCGATCTTACAAAAGATTATGCTATCTCTGATGGCGGCTTTATCGATGAGTTGTTGCCAGTAGTTGAAAAGGTTGGTAAAGAAAATTTCCGCTTAGTTCAACTTACTCGTGAAGGACATGATTTCTCATCAGACTCACGTAGATATTTCGATGGAAATATTACAAAGGAATACGTACTTAATCATGCAACAAGTATTGAAAAAAAGTATGTACTTCCGCACAAGTTTGATGTACAATCATATAGAATCCACAACAATTCTACTGTAGAGGACTTCAATGGAGCTCTCAAAGAAATTTTTGAAAATGAAATAAATATCAATGTGATAAGGAGCAATAATATGCAATTAAAGAAAGAAGAAATTCAAAGCGCACTACACGCAGGTGTATGTTCAGTTACGTTTACAAAAGTAAATGGTGATGAACGTGTAATGGCGGCCACTCTCAAGGCTGAACTATTACCCGCTGTAGTAGAAAAAGTACTTGCCGAAGGTGAAACACCACCGGCACCTAAGAAACCTAATCCAAATGTTTTGGCGGTTTATGATGTTGATAACGCTGGTTGGCGATCATTCCGTTGGGACTCTATCAAAGCTTTTCAAGCGGGGTAAGCAATGAGTATGATTTACAAAGGTGAGGTTGTAGAAACCGAGCTGTCTAAAAATTCAAAAGGTGGTACCGAGATGATGCGCAAGCGTCTTCTCGATACTGTTCAACCTGAATTATTACAAGGTTATGCAATCCACTTTTCACGTCCTAGGGATATTCCTGAAGATGTGAAAAACATTTTGTACTGTCACGACCTAGCCGAAGATCCTGAAAACAAAATCTTAGTTGATAATGGTTGGACTAAGTTCGATCACTTTGTTTTTGTGACCTCATGGCAGCGTGATCAATACATTGCTTATTTTGGCATTCCGTATTCAAAGTGTTCGGTTATTCCTAATGCTATTGAAAAACGGTATGAAGCAGAAGAAAAGAATACACAAACAATTCGATTCGTTTATCATACTACTCCACACCGTGGTTTAGAGCTATTGATACCAGCATTTGATGCTTTATCAAAAGAATATGATAACATTCATCTTGATGTTTATTCTTCTTTCGGCATTTATGGTTGGCCTCAAAGAGATGAACCATATGCTAAGATCTTTAAACAAATCGAAGATCATCCAAAAATGACAAATCATGGTAATGTTTCTAATAAAGAAGTACTCGAAGCATTAGATAGATCACACATTTTCTTATATCCCAATGTTTGGAAAGAAACGTCGTGTATTGCTCTTATTGAAGCAATTCGATCTGGATTGATTTGTATTCATCCAAACTATGGTGCTTTGGCCGAAACAGCGGCAAGTGCTACAGTTATGTATGACTATACCGAAGATCCAACTAAACACGCATCGATTGCATATGCAGTTACTAAGAGTGTGTTGGAAGCTCAAAAGAACGATCCTCAATTCTTTAACCGGTTTACAAGATCAGATAAATTTGGACTTGTAGCCAATGACATTGACAGCTTTTCTAATCTATGGACTAAAATCCTTAGAGAAAAAGCTGCCACCAAATAAAAGGTTGACAATTGGATCTACATAGGTTATTATGATCTATGAAGATTAAATGAAACGGAAAATATTATGGCTATATTAGTAGACTACAATCAGGTTATCCTTGCGTCTTTATTTGCAAGTATTGGTAACCACACGGATGTGGCAGCAGATGAATCAATCATTCGCCACATGTTTTTAAACTCAATACGATCAAACCGCAAAAAATTCTCAGAAGAGTATGGTGAAATCGTAGTTTGTTGCGACGGTAAAAATACGTGGCGCAAAGAGGCATATCCTTACTACAAGGCAAATCGTAAAGCTGGTAGGGATAAATCAGGCATGGATTGGAATGCACTATTTCAAATTATGAATAACGTGCGTTCTGAAATGGATGAGTACTTTCCTTATAAAGTAATCCATATTGAACATTGTGAAGCTGACGATATTATCGGTGCAGTTATTAATGAATATGGATCTGAATTGAACATTGGTTCTGAAAAGTTCTTGATTCTTTCAGCTGATAAGGATTTTATCCAGTTGCAAAAATATGCTAACGTCGATCAGTATGATCCTATCCGCAAACGCTGGATTCGTAATGATCAGCCCGTTAACTATCTCAATGAGCATATTCTAAAGGGTGATACCGGTGATGGTGTTCCAAACATCTTATCCCCAGATAATTGCTTGGCTGTTGGTGAACGTCAAAGTCCTATGACTAAAAAGCGTCTAGCACTTTATTCACAAGGCCCAGAGGTTATGGATGAAGAAACTCTTCGTCGATTCCATCGTAATAAAATGATGATCGACCTTTCTCAGATTCCACAAAAGTATCAAGATTTAGTTCTTGAATCATATAATAAAGAATCAAGTGTTGGCAGGGAACGCCTATTCAACTTCTTTGTAGAAAAGAAATTAAAGCACTTGATCACAGACATACAGGACTTTTAACATGGCGGTACGAATATCAATCAGCGAAATACTCGCTGGAGCAGGTGCAGAGAAATCAGCTAAGGCGAAGGTAGCATTCCTTCAAAAGCATGACAATCAGCCTTTGAGAACTATCATATCTTATACATATGACAGTAATATTAAATTCTTAGTACCTGATACTCCACCACCGTGGAATGAAAATGAATATGAAGACGAAGCAAAAGCACTGTTATATTCAGAGGCTCGTCGTCTAAGAATTTTTGTTGAAGGTGGCGGATATGATAATTTGAAGCAAATTAAGCGTGAGCAGCTATTCATTAGTTTATTAGAAGATGTAGACAATGACGATGCTAAAACGCTGGTTCAGATGATATCTAAGAAGCCATTTAAAGGGTTATCTAAGAAAGTTATAACAGAAGCATTTCCAAACTTAATAAAAGAATGATATAAGGGTAAATCAACATGAGTAAGAAGCGCATCAAGAAATTCCGCGACGCTTGGGAAGATGATGAGTGGGGTACTGACGACGATTACAAGACCAAAGGTAAAAACAAAGGTGGTAAGCAACGGGCTGTAAAAGAGGCCCGTAGGCAGAAGTTCTCAGATCGATGGTACGACTCTGACAATAATATCAAAAGAAAGCCCAAAAAAGGCAAATAATTTGTAATTAAATGAAAAAAAGCCTTGACATTTCCTTTCAAATGACTTATAATGTATCTAACAAATGAGGAAATAAGCTAGTTTTTTGAAATTAATTTGAAATTAAATGAAAAAAACAGTTGACAAACGGTTCAAAATAGCTTATAATACATATATAAATTGATTAAACAAGGAACTATATTATGACTAAATTCGCTAAATTTGACAAAGCTACTCTTAACGCCCTTCGTTCAGAAATGCAAGAAGTAATGAACAAGTATGCTGTTAAAACAAACTTAGATATCAATGTTGGTAACATGAGATTCTCTGAAGCTGAGGTTACTATCAAGGTTGAAGCTAAGATCAAAGGTGCTACTACACGATCTGATAGCATTTTAGAAATGATGGCTAAACAAGCTGGTCTAGCAATGACCAACTCTAATGGTGACCAACTTACTGGTTACAATACAAGAGCTAAAGCTTATCCTTACCAATACACATGTGGAACAACCGGTAAGCGTTACAAGTGTTCTGCTCAACAAGCTAAGTTTAAGTTCTCATCATAAATTTAGTTTAAATTAAAGTGAAAAAGGGGTTGACATTCAGCCCCTTTTTTGTTATAATAGTATTAAATTAAATAACAAAGAAAGTATGAATATGAGTTTAAGTGAAAAAGTAATATTAACCGACGTCGATGGAGTACTACTCGATTGGCTATTTTCCTTCACACAATGGATGGATAAACACGGTTACGAAACAGTGCCTGGCGCTGAAAAAGAATACGACGTTACCAAGCGTTATGGATTAGATCATGTTGAAAAAGAACGTTTAGTTCGTATGTTCAACGAGTCTGCTTGGATACGTTGCCTACCTCCTCTACGTGATACTATTAAGTATATGAAAAAGCTTCATGAAGAGCACGGATATGTCTTCAGAGTGATTAGTTCTCTAAGCAATGATTACTATGCACAACATCTAAGAACAAAGAATCTAATTGAAATGTTTGGACCAAGCGTATTTGATACGTTTGTTTACTTAGATACTGGTGCTGATAAAGACGAAGCTTTGGAACAATACCGTGGAACAGAATGTTGGTGGATTGAAGATAAGCCAGAAAATGCAGACCTTGGTGTAGAGCTCGGATTAGAGTCTATTTTAATGGGACATACGTTCAATAAAGACTATTCAGGTAAGGCTCAGCGGGTCACGAACTGGAAAGAAATATATGAAATAATTGTTGGATAATGCCCTCTTGAGTGTATTACGATTATAAATATAATCATATAATACAGTCTATCACTAACAAACGTTTGAGCCGACTATGTATTATCTAGTTGGCTTTTTTTATATTATAGAATAGGAGAATGTATGCCAATATATACATTTGCAGACACAACAAAAGAACCAGAAGAATTCATGGAAATCACCATGAAGATCGCAGAGCTAGATCAGTTCAAGCTCGACAACCCCCATTTACAACAAAGAATTGTACGCGCTCCGTCAATTGGAGATGCGCACCGTCTTGGGCTAATCAAGCCTGATGACGGCTTTCGTGATGTTCTCAAAAACGTAAAACACCACCATAAAAAGGATAACATTAATACTTGGTAATGATCGATTTGAAAGTTTATCCTACAAACAACTAGGAGAGTTCAATGGCAGCTAAACAGCGAAGATTATCCAGAAGAGAAAAACAACGTCAATCAAGAGATCAGGAGCACATGGTAAGTATCTTAAATCAAAACTTTGGTATGAGACAAATTAAACCATTAACACCAACTCAGGGAGATATGTTTAAATCTTATAATTCAGGATACAATATCGCGGCCATCGGGACAGCAGGTACAGGTAAAACGATGTGTGCTATGTATTTAGCACTGAACGACGTACTTAAGAAAGGAGGATATGAACAAATCATCGTAGTTAGATCTGCAGTTCAGACACGCGAACAAGGCTTCATGCCAGGAAGCAAAGAGCAAAAAGAGGCACTATATTCAGTACCCTACTCAGATATCGTCAACGACTTATTCGGTCGTGGAGATGCATATCAAATACTTCAACAAAAAGGCATGGTTAAGTTTATGACGTCCTCATTCGTCAGAGGATTAACATTCGATAACGCAATTATTATTGTAGACGAATGTCAATCTATGACATACCACGAATTAGATACAATTATCACACGAGTAGGAGAATCGTCCAAGATTGTATTCTGCGGAGACACAAGGCAAGATGACTTAGCGACATCGAGGAATCGAGCAGAAGTTTCCGGTCTCAGAGATTTTTTACGGGTAATCCAAAAAGTAGATAGTTTTGAAACTATTCAATTTACTCCCGAAGACATTGTCCGGTCGGGTCTCGTAAAAGAATATATATTAGCAAAGGAACGCATTCAAATAGCGGCTTAGCTAGTTAATTTAACAGAGAATGGCCTTCGGGCCATTCTTACTTTTAGGAGACAGTAAAATGATGCCAATGGCACGAGTAGGAATGGATTCACATTTAGGACACGCTAGTCCAACCGGCAACCCATTTCATAAAACACCTTATGTATCGTCAGCGCAAGGAAGAGTTTTCGTTAACGGATCTCTTGCAGTAACAATCGGCGGTGCTACAGCATGCGGGGATATCGCAGTAACCGGTTCATCAAGAGTTTTTGCTGGCGGAGTTCCAGTGCATCGAGTATTAGACGCAACATCAGGCCACGGATCGTGGTTACCGAATATATGTGCTTCCGGCTCGTTTACGTGTTTAGCCGGAGGATAAAATGCCTAAACCAAATTACGCTGCACTATTTGCTCAAATAGCAATAGAAACAGATCCTGCCGTTAAAGCAGATCTACAAGCGCAAGCGTATACTTTCACTCCACCTTCTCCATTACCTGAAGGTGAGACTGTAGATGATTACTTACTTACACCAGCAGAAATAGAACTATTTAATTTTACGGTAGATGATTACGTAGTAGATAATCCAGGGTACGTAACTGCGGCTGAAGGAGTAACATATACTTATTCACATCGTTATGCTATGCCGAACTATGCAGAGGCAGGTTATATAAATATAGAGTATCCACCAAGCTTCGAATATGTTTTGGAAGGATATGTTGAAGAAAATTATATAAATATACAGATACCTTCAAATTACCCAACTGGGTTTATTTCTTACGTGGGTAAATATTATAACGATCAAGGGGACTCGACATAATGTCAATTATTAAACGCGGTGATAAGGGATCTGCCCTCACATATAACGAGATGGACGACAATTTCGATGCGATCGCTCCGCGTACTTCCGAAACAGGTTCAATTGAAATTCCAGCAGGTACAACTGGTGATAGAGACAGCACACCAACTGATGGATACCTAAGATACAACACAAGTCTTAACTCTTTTGAGGGCTATCAAAACGGTGCTTGGGGAAGCCTAGGATCGGGTGGCGGAGGCGGTGGTGGCGGTGACGTTAACCAAAACGCTTTCAGTATTGTATCAGTCGCAGGGCAAGCAAGTGTTTCTGCCGACACAGCAACAGATACCTTAGAGTTCATTGCTGGTTCAAACATTACTCTTACAACAAATTCAACAAACGACAGTGTTACTATTAATGCTGCCGGCATATCACAAGATTTTGCGTATTCAAGCTTAACAGGCGTACCATCATCTTTCCCACCAAGTTCTCATAACCAAGCTTGGTCTACTATTACAAATACACCAACAACATTAGCTGGTTACGGAATTACCGATGGCGGCGGTGGTGGACTACAAGGTCTTCAAGGCTTTGTTGGTTCTGGTGGAGATCCAGGCCCACAAGGAACAACTGGCGCTCAAGGTACAAATGGTATTGGATTATCTGGTAACCAAGGTGTTCAAGGTCCCGCTGGAGCTGGTGGCGGAGGCGGCGGTGGAGACCAAGGCGTACAAGGTATTCAAGGTACTGATGGATTACAAGGACCAATTGGTTTTGGTACATCAGGATCACAGGGCATTCAAGGTCAAACTGGTTTGCAAGGTGCTGACGGTAATGCTGGTGACCCAGGTGATTTTGGTCCTCAAGGTATTCAAGGACCGTCTGCTCCAGCTGGCGCAACAGTTCAAGGTGTTCAAGGTAGTGATGGCCCAGAAGGTCCGGCAGGTTTTGGATTGCAGGGTAACCAAGGTACTAGCGGCACAGGCATTCAAGGTGTTCAAGGTGATACTGGTCCAGCAGGTTTTGGATTGCAAGGCCACCAAGGAACACAAGGTTTAATTGGTCCAGGCGGAACTGGTCCACAGGGTGTTCAAGGTATAGATGCTGAAGGTGCACAAGGACCACAGGGTACAGAAGGTGGCGATGGGCCACTAGGTAATCAGGGTATTCAAGGACCATCTGGTTCCGTGCAAGGTATTCAAGGTCTACTTGGTGTAGGCGATCCTGGTGTACAAGGCCCAGCAGGTTCGGGCGCTCAAGGTTTAGTTGGAGATGTTGGTCCACAGGGTGTTCAAGGTCTACAAGGCGCGGGTGTTCAAGGTCTGCAAGGAGAAGCTGTTCCAGGACCAAATGGCTTACAAGGTGTAGGTGGTTTACAAGGAGCAACTGGTATCGGTCAAACAGGCGCTCAAGGTCTTCAAGGTGTTCAAGGTCCTGAATCAGTTCAGGGTATTGCTGGTATTGGTGATCCGGGCGTTCAAGGTGTTCAAGGTTTACAAGGCTTGCAAGGTCTCCAAGGACCAGATAATGGAATCGTTTATACCGATCTTTCTGTTTCTACGGGTGCACCAACTCCTGGAGGCGCACTAAGTTATTCATCAGTAAACGGTGAATTTAGTTTCTCTCCTCACTTGAGTGGGTCGATGTCAAGTAACCTAGATATGAATGGTTACAAAATAACTAACGACACCTCTGCCGAATTAACTATGCAGTGGCTGCTTGGTAGTGCTGCCACTGCGGAAATTAATATTGGCGGAAACCTAAGTAGGGAAACTATATCGCTGATGACAGAAGACAGCGCTGGCAATCTTGATGATGGTATTACTATTACCGGTGGCGGCGGAAGTAATTTTGCTCGTCGCGTTACAATATCTAATCTTCCAGTAGTATTTGCTAACTTGAGCAGCACTGAACGAGGCCAGCTCCAGACACAAACTGGTATGGTAATATGGAATACTACTAGCCAAAAGCTCGAAGTATATACTGGTTTCACGTGGGAAGCATTGCACTAAACGTTTCATAAGCTATACATTGTACATTATATGAAACAAAATTAACTGTTGACATTTCGTTTCTCTTTTGTTATAATATGTAATATATGAAAAAAATGAGGCTATATTATGTTTACCCACGTCGATCACGGCATAGAGTTACCAACGTTAACACGTAAGACTACCGAAGCAGGCCGTAGATACTTTACTCCTGAAGGTAACGCATATCCATCAATCACAACAGTTTTAGGAATACTTTCAAAAGAAGGTATTATGGCATGGCGAGCACGTGTTGGCGAAGAAGAAGCTAATAAGATCTCTCGCCAAGCAGCTGGTCGTGGTACTGCAGTTCACAAACTTGCTGAAGATTATATCAACAACGAAGAAGATTGGAAAGGTAAACAAATGCCTGCCAATCTCAACACATTTAATGATTTAAGAAAGATCATAGATGGTCGTTTAGATAATGTATGGATGCAAGAATCTTTCCTATACAGTGACAAACTCAAAACGGCAGGTCAAGTTGACTGTATCGCCGAATATGATGGTGTTCTATCCATCATCGATTTCAAAACTTCTCGTAAACCAAAGAAAGAAGAATGGATTGAAGGTTACTTCATTCAAGCATGCTTCTATGCCGCCGCCTTTCTCGAAAGAACTGGTGTTGCAATCAAACAAGCAGTCATTTTAGTTGCAGTTGACGATCATGAGTCACAAGTCTTTAAAGTGAATACTTTTGATTACTTAGAACACTTCTTATCAGTTCGAAAAAAATATAAAGAAATGTATAACGTATAGTTGACATTTGATCTCAAACGATGTATAATGACAGTATATTGACTTAATTAAGGAATCAAGTTATGAGTAAATGGAGACATCAAGAAGAATCTGAAAAACGTAATTATGCTTTGGAAGCTCGCAATCTAATTAAACCTTTATCAATGACTAAACTTTACGAACTGTATGGTGTGGTACATAAGGAGAAGCAAAAGTCTAACAGACCAGAGCGTGACCTTGAACTGAACGCTGTTAAAAAGGCTATCGAAACTACTCGTGGTATAGATCAATACAAATTGAACTTTATACTCAACGGGTATAAAAGCGAAATGGCTCAAGACGGCAGACCACAAGATGGTGCTAAAAAGCCGTGGAGGAAACAGTCGTAATGTACATGGTTTCTATGCCCACTTCGTATGGATCATCAGATCCTCATATCGAGGAATTAGCTTTAGAACATGGTTGCACTTGCACTGTTGCTAAGATAGCTGAAGGTCCAGATACTGGAAGAGAGTGTTACGTGTTTAGATCTAGAGATTATGTCGTAATAGCAAATTTGCTTACTGAGATAATTGGTACTGATCTAGACGAAGAATTTCTTAAAACCGCAATATTAGAGGTATAATATGTTTGTAGTTCGTGATAATAAAGGTGATATGGTATGCATGTGTACACGTATAGAAGACACTGAGCCATACAAGACAAGCATCAGAGATGATGAATTTTACACCATTGAGGAAATTAAACATTCATATTCGGCTGTGGATGATGCAGCTGATGTAATGAGCAAACATGAGGCATATAAAGATGGTTAAGAACGTTGGTATTTTAGTTTTATGGGCAATTGTAATAGCAGTCGCATCGTACCAGAGAGTCACCTACGGTGCGGCAGAGAACTGGGTATTGTTTGTTTTTATTGTCTTATTCCCTTTTAGTATGTTTTCTTTGTCCTATATAACAGAATGGTCTAAAAAAACTTGAAATTAAATCAAAAAAACAGTTGACATTCGCTCTTAGATTGAATATAATATACATATAAATTAATTAAGGAGTTTGTTATGACAGCATTTAATAAAGACGATTTTACTTGGGACGGTATGTATTTGATGTATCGTGGTAAGCATACTGAGTCTGTTAATATGGAAGTGGCTAATCCTAACTGTCACCCTTCTTGGGTTGGTTTGCCAAAGCCTGAGTTTATCGCTCGTTTTAAGTATGGTTATAAGCCTTGGAAAGCGTGGGTTAACTTCCTAGTGAAGAACGTGACTGTTGAGAAATATCTTGAACTGTCTAACCATAAAAACAAATTTTACTCTGAAAAGTATGGTTATGAAACTAATGGTTCTCCGGTCTATGCAATGGAAGCTCTTGGATATAAAGGTAAGAAATAATGAAGATGACTCCGGTTCAAATCTTTGAATACAAACAGAAGTGGATGTCTACTGGGAACGCAAACCCAGTTAGGCATCATTCTGACTGGAGATCTAATGCTATAGATTTTTGTAAGTCAAATTTTGAAAAGTATCAATGGGAGCATACAAAGTTTACGAGTGTTTATGAAGATACTGTTTACTTTGAGCATGCACACCACTCAGAGCTCTTTTCAGATTATATGGAAATAACTCAAAAAAAGCCTTGACATTTGTTTTTAAATGAAATATAATAGCTATATGAAATTAATTAATAAAAGTTGGAGTAGGTTATGGAAATTTTATCTCGTAGCGTTTGGATGCCCACACTCAATAAGTCTTTTGAAGCAGCTGTAGCTTCCAAAGAAAACCGCAATTCTGACGATAGCATTAACTGGAATTTTGTTGAAGCTGACGTTTACATGGATGTTTTAAAACATGACGAAGCAGGAATTGTTCTTGCTGATCTGGCTGAAGCTTTCGATTCAGCTGCCGATGCTTACCTATCAAAATAAGAAAGGATTCTATTATGGATAATGAAAAAAATAAAGGCGATGCTGTTGAACAGGAATTTGATGGCATGGCCAACGATGGTTCTTCTGAACCAATGACTGATCTTGATTGGGCTAACAAGTTTGAACAAGAAAAAGATTGCCCTCTCGACGTATATCCTGAAACAAACAATTTAATTGAAAATAACAGTTGACATTCATTTTTAAATGAATTAGAATTTATATATAAATTAAAATAAAGGAAAAGCTCATGCAAAACATATACAAATCTAGTATTGTTCTTTGGTTCCTCGTTATCGCTGGTGCAGCGTTTGCAGCAAAGGTTTCTATGGATACTCTAATGCTACCAGATGTTTACGTTAGTTATTCAGCTAATGAATGTGTTTCAGTATCTAATTATGAAGAAGGCGATTCATATAGTTGTGAAAATCTTCCTTCAAAATACAACCACCACTGGGTGAAGTAATGAACGTATTTGTATTATCCGAATGTCCTGTCGAATCAGCAAAAATGATGTGCGACAAACACATTCCAAAAATGATCGTAGAGTCAGCTCAAATGCTTTCCACGGCCCATCGTATTCTTGATGGTAAAGAGTACCAAGCACCTTCTAAATCTGGTAAGCGAATGGTTAAACATTACTTGCTCCCAGATTCTGCTAAGGAAGCAATCATGTACAAATCCGTACATGCTGGTCACCCTTGTACTGTTTGGACTATGGCTTCTAAGGCTAATTATGATTGGCACTATGAGCACTTTCTAGCACTCTGCAGTGAGTTTGAGTATCGTTTCAATAAGCAACACCTAACATATCAAAAGCTTAAGGACTTCCTTAAAGAGTGTCCAGCAAATATGCCTGATATTGGCTTAACTGAATTTGCTCAAGCAATGGCGCAATATCCGCAATGCATCGTTAAAGGTGACGCAGTAAAAGCATATCGTAACTACTACCACGAATCAAAGTATTTTGCAAAGTGGGTTAAAGGTAGACCGGCACCGTCGTGGTGGGAAGGTTATCAAGGAGAGCAAGTAGCATGAACACAGAATTATGGTTATTAGCTACGGCAGTTATCTTTACTTACGTGGGAAAATGGATGCAATCCAACGTAGTTCGCCAAGACATTAACAAACTTATTGAAGCCACAATTGATCGTCTTATTGAAGATGGATACGTAAAAACCAGACTAGATGAAAATGGAGAAGTAGAGCTGGTGAAACATGGTGAATGATGACTATCAAGAAAAGTTTATTATTATAGATCCAGAAGAAGGAATATTCTTAGGCACTGCAAAAAACGAGGATATGACGTTCATGGATCAAGACCCAACGGACAAGCGCTTGGTTGCTCTGTTCTCTACTCACAATCCATTTGAAATTACGAAAGCAGTTGGCTTTTTTGATAAGGAAGATGCTGAAGAATACTGGAGAATATATCTAAAACGAAGGTGCCCAAAAGCATTTATCGCTCCAGTCTTTGATAATTCAAAAGGTCCTTATGCTGACGTCGTAAACATCGTTAAATCTGGCTATGGAAAATACGCATGGGATTTGATTGACTGTTTACCAATGCAATCTGAGATCGTTCACTAAATAAGCCATATAACTAAAAGTTCTAAAGATTGAAGTTCTTATAACTTTTTGATCTAAATAACTGTTGACATTCGTTTTCAAATGATGTATAATAGTACTATAAATTAATGGAGCTTTATATGACAACTCAAGACTTTTGGACCAACGCAAAACTTTCACACGTTGAAACTCTCATCAAATCATATGACGGGTATATCGAACGAGCTAGTGAAAACCTTAAAGAGCTGTATGTCGACGATCAAGCCGACTTTAGAAAAGCTGTAGAGTACTTCCGTAAAGCTGACGATATGGCTCTTTCTGATCATATACAATATATGGACACTGATCCACGTGAGAACCTAATTGTAGCATTTGCTGAAGATCTCGGCAAACAATGGGTTGAGCTTACTCTTGGATACAGTGTAACAAATGGAGTTTAATCCTACCTTCACACCATATGAGATGCTCGAACTGGGCATCTTTGATGGTTCATATTATCTGGATACTAATCCTGATTTCGATCGCAAGCCTATAATCACTAAAACAAACTTGTTTATGGAGGGTGCTTCACAGCCTCTAGAGGTGTGGCAAGAGCGTGGCTGGATCACTCCAGAAGACCCGATGGGATGGTTCCAGTGGTACCTACGATACTATCAAGGTCGTAGAATCGAAGCTCTAGATGCTCACCAGATTAAACGCTGGCGGTCCTTCGGAGCAAGGCATGGAGCTCAAGTAAAAAAGAACGGAAATGGCGATCTTTCTAAGCGCTTAAAACAGCGACAGGCTCTACTCCACTGGGGATTTGATCCAATTCCTGATCTAGATATCCCAAATAAATTTGAATTTTTATCAAATAAAATGAAAAAAACAGTTGACATTTGTTCTTAAACCGAATATAATTACTATATCAAATCAAATAAAGAAGGAAATTTGTTATGGGTACACGTTCAATGATTGGAACTTTAAACGATAATGGTACTGTTACTGCAAGCTATTGTCACTATGATGGTTATTTAGAAGGAGTTGGAGCTACGTTGTTAGACTCTTATAACTCTGATGCTGAAGCTAACATGGTTGCTAAAGGCGGTTATCTTTCATCTTTAAGTGACTCATACTCTGAGTCTAAAGAAAGTGCAGTAAATGACGATCCAGCTGATTTCTTCGGCAGTAAAGATGCATATGAGAAGGCCGACAACTGGGGTGCCGAATATCTTTACTTGTGGGATGGAACTCAATGGCTCGTTAACAAACTCTACGACGGTACAGGATTCCAAGTCTTAGCAACTTACTTGCAGCGAGCTGCTTAACAAAAAACTTCAAATAAAATCAAAAAAACAGTTGACATTTGTTCTTAAACCGAATATAATGGTACAGTAAATTGATAAAAGGATTAGTTATGAAAATTGAAAATGTTAAAGAAAAGATGGACGCGATTAGTGAAGCACAAGGTGCGATTGCCTCAGTTGAAAGCATTGCTTCTTACACTTTCAGTCCAGCCGTAAAACGAGCTCTTGCAGAGTTAAAAATGGATCTATTCGACATCTTAGATGCTGAAGATCCTATGAGTCAACCTGCAAATTTTTAAAAAAAACAGTTGACATTCGTTCTTAAACGATATATTATTATCTTATCAAATGAAAAACTAAGGAAACTATATTATGCATGAACTTGAAATGATAAATGGCGTAGCCCAAATGGCATATCGCGAATCCAATGGCCTACCTTGGCATGGCCTTGGTACTCCGGTATCGGACGACATGACTCCACGAGAAATGCAGGTTGCTGCAGGACTTGACTGGGAAGTTGAAAAGATCGATACTCTATTCCGTCACAAGGGTGACACACTTCCAACAGGTCAGCAAGCGTTGGTACGTTCTACCGATTCTAAAGTGTTGACACAGGTGGGTAAAGGCTGGAATCCAGTACAAAACTCTGAAGCTTTCGACTTCTTTACAGACTTCGTAAAAGCAGGCGACATGGTAATGGATACCGCTGGATCTCTTAAAGATGGACAAATCGTATGGGCATTGGCTGACGTTAAAGACGGCTTCTCATTGTTCAATGGTGATGAAGTGAAAGGTTATATGCTTTTCTCTAATCCACACCAGTACGGTAAAGCAATTGATGTTAAGTTTGTAATGGAACGAGTTGTTTGTAACAATACTTTGGCAGTAGCTCTTAGCGAGAAAAATCAGCCATCGATTCGAATCAATCACCGTTCTAAATTCAATGCCGACATTGTTAAAGAAGCACTTGGTTTATCTCACAATAAAGTTGAGAAATTCAAAGAAGCTGCTGAGTTCCTTGGCTCTAAGCAATACAAGGATCAACAAGCACTTGAACGTTTCATGGCTAAAGTCTTTGGTGAGTCTTCTCGTGAAGATAAGACATTATCACGAACTGCTGAGCAAGCCATGCAATATGTTGAGAACCAACCAGGTGATCACTTCCGTCCAGGCTCATGGTGGAATGCATACAACGCAGTAACATACATGGCAGATCACAAGCTATGTCGTTCAGCGGATACTCGTATGGCGTCAGCATGGTTTGGTGGCAATGCAAATCGTAAAGTTAAAGCATTGGACATTGCAATTGAGATGGCAGAAGCTGCTTAATTCCCCCTCTATTGGGAGCCTTCGGGCTCCCTTTTTTACACCAACTTATAAAGGAGAATGTTGAGTGAAAATATTGATTTTTGGTTTGCCAGGTAGTGGGAAAACTACTTTAGCAAAACCACTGGCTGGACTTCTTGATGCAGTTCATATTAATGCAGATCAAGTTCGTAAGCATTACGATGATTGGGACTTTAGTCCTGAAGGTCGTATGAGACAAGCAAATCGTATGCGCCACTTAAGTGATGGTGCAGCATTAGCAGGTAAGATTGTTGTTACTGATTTTGTATGTCCTACTGAAGCAGCTCGAGAAGCCTTTGATCCAGACTTTACTGTTTGGATGGATACGATAGAAGAAGGCCGATTTGAAGATACAAATAAAATGTTTGTGCCACCAGAAAAAGTTGATTATCATGTATCCGAATGGTTTGAAGATACACCCTCAACTTTAATGCTAGTTGTCGCCACGTTCATGAAGCGAAACCCGCAGCTTGCGTTTACTTTGAACATTGAAAAATGACAGAGTCAGTAAGTAAGATTCGACATTTGACAAAAGCCGTAACATGGCGTATAATAGCTAGTATAACCACAGCAATTATTGCTTGGTATTTTGGCTTACCACCGAAAGCGGTTGGCATGGTATTTCTAGCAGATCTCGTTATTAAATTTGTTTTGTACTACGGCCATGAAAGATTGTGGTATAAGTATATTAGAATTGGTTTAAATAGGAGATAAAATGATAGAAAAAGAGTTTTTTGATTATCAGAAGCCCACAGCTCAAATGCTCGGGCGTTGGCAACCTTGGCATGATGGCCATACAGCACTGTTCAAACGTGCCTTAGAAGTCACTGGACAAGTTGCTATAATGGTTCGAGACGTAGGCGGTATAGTTGACAAAGATGCCGGTGGCGGAAGAACCCAAACACAAGATGATAATCCGTTTGGCGAGATTCAAGTAGTTGAAGCAATCGAGAATGGATTACGAAAAGAAGGATATGAAAATGGATATGAATATATTATTATCTGCGTTCCTAATATTGTGGATATCAGCTATGGTCGCGGTGTCGGCTACACATTTACAGAACATGACCTTGGGTCAGACATTCACGAAATTTCGGCAACGAAAATCAGGGCCCAACTTAGAGAAGCTGGGGAACTATAACATTAAAATACATGATGGAGATCAGAGCCATCACCGTAAGTATTCTGGCATGTATGAAGATTTGTGTCATTAACTAGGGAGATATATGAATAAGGATATAGAAAACGAATCTGTTTTAGAAAAACTGGCTGAAATGCATCCAATCAGACAGGCAGCTTATGCCTCAATAGTACAATTTGTCGTACTTGCGTTTATGTTTGGTGCTATGGCTTTAATTAATTTAATCGCAAGTACAACCTAACTGGAGTTATATTATGAGTGACGAAACACTACCAACAATTATTACCGAAAAGAATAGAACACAAATTCAAAATGCTTTGAAGGAAATGTCTAACTCGATGGTAAGAATTGAAGCTGAAAAAGACCATATGAAAGCAATTGCTGAGAAAATTCTCGAAGATTGTTTGGTCCCAAAGAAAGATTTCAATAAACTAGCACGTATCTATCATGCTTCTAACTTAGCTCAAGAAGCAGCTAAGAGTGAAGAGTTTATGCAATTTGCAGAAGCAGTATTAGAGCCTGTAAAAGGAATCGAGCAGCAAGTAGATTAATAGTCTATAGGTGATAAATAGAAGGAGGGCTTAGGCTCTCCTTTTTTTATTCATGGAGCTCAGATGAAATCTCAATACGAATATCGTGTTCAATACGAACAACAATACGTTCAAGAAGAAACCTTACCAGCTTTAAATACTCCCGAAGATCGTCACCATTATGCTATGTTCGTTAAGGGCAATGAGCATTTCGACAATGGTCGTACGTATGTGTATAAAGACGAGTTTGGAAAATATGTATCTTCTTTCGTAAGTCAGTATTCTGATATTATGGAAAAGAACCTTGAGCCAGGAGTTAAAGACGCAGTCCTTGCTTTACAGAAAAAAGGTTATCTAACGTTCACTAGTTGTCAAGGTCATGATGATTCTAAGCATCGATATATTGGTATAGTATTCAACACTAAAGAGCAAAAAGGCCAATTCATGCGTGAGATGAGGGATCTGAGGTGTGATATCTATTGGTATGATAATGTTATTAACACTGTTGAGAGACCTCGCAAGGAAGTACCTTGGTGGTCTGAAGGTGGCATTACTTTACACATTGTATATGACGATGATAATTATGAAAATTCATCTCAAATGGAAAAACGAGAAAAGCCATATACGGACGGAGAGCTAACTAAATTTTGGAATATTCAAACGTGTCGTAACTATCAGCACTATGAATGTATTGTATTCTCGTTTGGTTATCCCATGCTTGAAAAAAGCTTGTGGGAAAGAATAAAGAAAGCTCTATTCTACAATCACTATAAAGTCACTAGTGCATATCACGATTTCTGTAAAAAAGTCGATCGACTGACAGAATACTTAGCGTAACAAATCACACACATAAAAAAAGAGAGTTCCAAAGAACTCTCTAATCTTATTAATAATGGGGTGGTTTAACCCACCCTTCTTATTATATTTGCTTGCTAGCTTAGAATAAGTTAGCGATTGCAACTCTACGGTAGTATACGTTGCTGTTGGCATCCAATGCACCAGAACCTTGTGTGATTCCTTTAGCATATGGGTTAGAGACCATACCGTAACGGGTTTTGAAACCAATTTTCGGTTGGAAGCTATTCTCACCAACTGCACGAACCATTTGTAATGGAACGTATGGGCAATAGAAGATACCAGCATCGAAAGATGAAGAACCTTTATAGCCTACAACTAGGTAGTTTGCACCAGCATATGGATCGATATATACTTTGTAGCGACCGTTAAGTACACCAGCAAAAGTATTACCAGTATCATCTACTGAAAGAGCGTTGCTGTTAAGAGCAGGAGTGTAATCAAGTACACCGGCCATTTGCAATGCAGAAGCTACGTCTGAAGAACAAATTACGATGTTACCTTTACCACGTCTGGTTCCTTTTGCAATAGCGTTAGCTTCTTGCTCGATTTGGAACATTAAACCTTTGAACTTCTCTACTGACCAACGACCGTTTGCATCAACGTCTAAGTCGAATGTACCCGGAGCGGCGGTAGCAGTTGCACCAGCAACAGCATTTGAGTAGATTGTACGAACCAATTCTCTGTTGATCTCAACTAAGATTTCAGACTGGAGAATGTTGGCTAATTCAGTTTCAGCATCTAAGCCGTGAACTGCTTTAAGGTCCTGAGCAAGCTCAGTAGTGTATTCAGCTTTCAGAGCTCTTGACTTCGCAGCAACCGTAACTTTCTCGATTGAGAAGGCCATTTCGCCGAATGAAGTAGTTGGAGCAACTGGGTCACCAGCAGCACCGGTTCCGCCTACGATTGGGAGAGTTCCCAATGCTTCAGCATCGTCAGTGTCAAGGCCTACACCAGTAGTTTCTGAACCTTCGCCTAGTTTCGCGCTATGAGCACCTGTACCAGAGAAGTCAGTATCAGCTTCGTTGTAGAAAGCTTCGCCGCCAGCTTGGTTAGTGTAAGTTGAACGCATTGCAAAGATAAGTCCTGTTGGACCTGTCATTGGCTGTACACCAGCAATGTCGTATGCCATAAGATTAGGCATTGCACGACGTACTAATGAGATTAATACTGGATCGTAACCAGCAGTTGGACCAGCAGCAGTTGAAGCTGAACCGAAGCCGCCATCGCCTGTTACTGTAGTTTCGCTAAGAAGACCAGTCATAGAAGCAGAGATATCACCTGATTCTACGAGAGCCTTTTCTGTGTTTTCAAGAATTGTCGCAGTGACAGATTTCTTGTGTTGATCTGCAATTGGTGAAAAAGAGTCGTGCTCCAAAATGGGGCCCCACTTCTCCACAAGAGCTTGATAGTTTGACTGTGCCATAATTGTCTATCTCCTTGTTTAAATAAGTTCTATCTGGATCTATTTATAATATTATTGTTTTGGGTTATTTGTTTCTTGCGTTTAGAGACTCAACGAGAGCATTAATTGAAGAGTGATCAGAGACTGGTCTCTTAACCGCTGTTTCTTCAGTAATGATTTCTTGCTCTTCCTCAACTTCCTCAACTACAGTAGCTTTCTTAGCAAAGAAAGATTCCTTAAGTGTTGAAAGATCGGTTTTGTATTCCGCAATATCTTGTACGTCGAGTTTCTCAGAAAGAACTTTAAGTCTCTCACGCTGGGTGATAGTCAAGTCTTCGGTCATTTCGTCAAATACTCTATCTGCATTAAGTGATGCAATCTGCTTATGTAGTTCAACGTTTTCACTGATCTTTTCATTAGCAGTAGTCTTAAGTTCTTGAACTTCTTCTTCCAAGCCAGCAACTACGTCGATAGTTTCATCATCGACTTCGATGTTGTGCTCTTCGAATAATCCTTTAAGACCAGTCATTAATGACTCTGCCATTTCTACCTTAACGCCGGTTTCAATAGCAAGCTCGTTCTCTTTCATCCACTCTTCTACTACGTAGTCGAGATAAGAATCAAGATTTTCAACGATTTTTTCAACTGCAGTATCTACTGATTCTTTCATCTCTACTTCTAGAGCTTCAGTTTTCTCTGCAATTACAACTTCAGCTTTTGCAGTTGCTGCTTCATGAACAGCTGCTTCAAAGACTAATGTTACTTTTGATTTGAATTCTTCTGAGAGGTCCACGCCTTCGAACATAGCTTGGATTGATTCCTCAATTTCAACTACTTCTTCAACAACCGCTTCAGCATCAGCTTCTTCAGCTTCTTCTGCAACAGCGCCTTGGCCTGGAGTGACTTTGTCTACTTTGTCAGCTTTTGGATCTACTGATTTTTTGACATCTGCCTTTTTCTTCTTGATTTCGCCGCCTTCTGGAGATACGGTATCCTGCACTTCTGCTGCAGGAACAACGTCGCCACCAGATTTCTCAACGAACTTTTCGTCTAACTCATTTGACATATGTTCTACTCCTTTTAACTTAATTGGTTATTCTATATGTTTACTATTTATTAAAAAGTTATTTTCTAAGACCAGACACAAATCGCTCGAATAACGCAGCGGCTGTGCTTTCATCTACTCGACGAACTGTTCTTCTAACTTCTTTCTCTACTGTTTGCTGGATTTCTTCAATTACTTCTTCAACCGAAACGTCCTGAGGAAGCCAGTTACCTGAAGCAATATCGTAGAAATATTCCGCATTTTCCATAATGCCATTTACGAAACAATTCGGTCCAGATGGATCTGTTACAATATCAACAGTAGCTAAATGGAAATCGTTTTGTACTTCCATGATTCCGTCTTTGCCTTGCTTAACAGAACCAAGTCCTCTTGTAGATACACCAATAAGAACACCTTCGTCCATTAATGTTTTGACGATGTTACCCATCGGAGTACCTAAAATCTTTGCTTTGCCGGTAAAATTAGAGCCATCTTTTGACATTTCGGTGATAAGGTGTGATACTCTATCTCCGTTAATAGCTGGTCCATCGGGGTGTCCCAACTCACCAAGTGCTCTTTTAGTACCAATGAAATCTTTATTATAACGATTCATTTCTTTTTCTAGAACCGCAGAAGGATAAATGCGCCCGTTACGATTCTTGATATCTCCTTGCATGAAGATACCTTCAATGAAGTACGACTTTTCGCCAGTTTCTTCATTGAGATCTGTAATAACATTACATTCTTCTACAACTTCTGTAATAAGTTTCATTTTGTGCCTCTATCTTTATACTATTCAGTTATATTTATAATTCTTTTTATACTCTTGCGTCATAATATGTTTTACTTAACTCGCCGCGTTCTGCGGTTTCACCTGTTTTACGCACCTTTACGTATATTTCTTGTGCGGTTCCACCCGGTGGTGTAAAACTTCTTATGCCATTTGCCGTTGTTCCATTAGCATCTACATATGTACTTGCTGCTGTGGCGGCGTTATCATACTCCCAAATATGAGTATTGCTAACAGCGTGGTATGATCCAGGAACTTCTACCCAGGCCATTTTTACAACGCTTCTCTTGCAAATCCAAGGATTTCTTTAAATCCAGCTTCGTCTTTCATAGCTACTGCACCAAGTTTTCTACGGTTTGTAGGTGAAAGATCTTTAAACATTTGAGTTAATAAGTCTGAGTCTTGCTTCTTAAGAACTACTGATTTACCATTTTTAAGTCTCAGCATACCAACTTTAAACTTGATATTTTCTTCTAACTCTTGGATAATAGATTCGTTTGTTTTGATTTTATCTTGTCCGTGATCGTCAGTATTTTTTACTTTAGTAGTTTTCATAACTGTACGAGTCTTACCATCTGGACCAGTCATTGTTACTGGCTTTTTAGTAGCAGACATAGTTGTTTCATGTACTTCAGGATGAATATCTTTTGCATCATCGTGTGAATCGTAATGTTTTGCTAAATACTTTTGAAGATCTTTTTTCTTACCAGTAGCACTGTGTGAATCGGCAGTACCTTTAGATTTCTTTAAAGTAATGTTATGCTTTTTAGCATTTGCATCATGATCGCCTGTATGATCGATATCAACGGTGTGAACCTTATTCATATCTTCGTCAAGTTCAAAAAGCGATTCATTTACTCTTTTAAGAACAGCTCTAACTTGTGGGTGATCTGAAATACCGGGCTTCATTTTATCCATTGCCTTTACAGCGCCAGACATGTTACCACCTTTGTATCTCTTATCAGTTGCAATACCAATTGCTTTTTTAACACTTAGCTTGTCTGCTTCATGCAATTCTGGATGTAGCTCTTTAGCATCATCGTGTGAATCATAGTGCTTAGCTAAATACTTGTGAAGATCTTTTTTCTTACCAGTAGCATTATGAGAATAATCGCCGGTTTTCTTTAAAGTAATATTGTGCTTCTTTGCATTAGCATCTTTACTACCGTCGTGATCGATATCAACGGTGTGAACCTTATTCATATCTTCATCTAATTCTTCATTTGTTTTCTTTTTTTTACGAGCTCTGAGTGCTGCAAGATCCTTAGCATCGATGTCGCCATCTGAATCAGTATCAAGTTCTTTTTGACCACCTGATAATGCTTCGGTTTGAAGGTTAGCATGCAAAGTTTTAACCGCTTCATAAGCTGCAGTTAATTTGTTTTGATACCATTCTTTTGGATCACCGTTACCAAGAGAATCTTTAATTTCTGAAACAGCTTGACTGATAAAGTCTAATTGCTTTTCCATCATTGGAATTTCTTGAGAAGGATCTTCTTGAAGATTAGCTTCTTCTTCAAAGATACCTTTTGAATATGCTTTGTCGTAATTAGCATCGCCTTTCTGGTCAGCTTTACGCATGGCCTGAGGCTTTTGAATATCACCAGTGAATTGAGTATCCAACGCAACTGGGTGTGGCTTTACTTCGTAAGTATGTTGATCCTTAAAGGCTTGCTCTTCGTGAGCACCTTTTTCTTTTGGCTGTGCTACTTCCGAAATTATTTGTTTAAAGGACTTCATTTGAAATCTCCTAGATTTACTTTGATTTGATTATATTTATCCATTAACGACTTTTGAATCCTCTTCGCGATTCGTATCTTCATCATCTTCGCCACCATCTGGAGCATCTTCAGTTCCAGCTTCTGCGGCGATTTGTTTCTCCATATCTTTAATATCATCATCAGTCATACGAAGAACATTTTTACGAACCCATTCTCTTGAATAATATGTGCCGATATGCTCGTCAACTTCTCTTAGAGTTGTTAATCTTTCACGTGCAATTTCAGCTTCTTTCAATTCAGTAAAATAATTGTCTTTAATAAAGTCGTATCTTAAAGCTGGTTTTAATTCTGCAAATTCTTCTGGTGTCATAATACCTTTAAGAATAAGCTGCTTTTCTAAAATTTGAGTAAACAAAGATGAAAAGCGATTTCTTAAACGTTGAATAAATTTGCTAAACTTAAGTTCATCTCGAGTAATTTCAGAAACACGACCAAAAGAGTACATTGTTTCTGGTTCTAAACGTGATAGTGGAACCTTAAGCGATTTATATAGTTTACGCTGGAAGTACTGTAGGTTTTCATCATTAGTTAAACCTTGAGCATTACCACCTGCTAATGTATCCACTTCAGTAGTTCTCTCACCACCACGGCGAGGGAACCAAAAATCTTCTGTCATAGTCATCATCTTACGAGCATCTGTAATTTCACCAGTAGATGAATTATACTGTAGCTTGTTCTTGTGACGAACCATCATATCTCTTAAATATTGCTCGGCTTTAGACTTAGGTAAGTTACCGACATCAATATAAAAAATTCTTCTTTCAGGTGCTCTTGTTAAAGTATAGATGATTGTCGCATCTTCGAGCATCCTTAACTGGTTAATTGGCTTAATTGCTGCATGCAAATGTGATAAAACAAGAGCATTATTTTCACTCATTTGACCCGATGTAATACGGGCAATAGAGTCTTTTGCAATTTTATATCCCTGAGAACCAGAAGTTCCTGATCCTTTTTCGCTACCAAAACCATTTTCTGAATACATGTAGTACTCAGATTTAATCTTTTTAACTGGAACTCCAGAATGCTTATCCATATTTTTCTTATCCATTTCACGAATAAGTTTTAATTTACGTGGATCAACATAACGTAGCTCTTGAATACCGGTTTTAAGATCTTCTTCATTAATGATACAGTGATAATTAACTCTACCATCAATATAAAACTTTGAAAAAGTATCGTAGCCAGTATTAGAAAAATCCAATAGAGTAAGTACTTCTTGGAAAGTTTCTGAAACTCTATCCTTGACCTTATCTGGAAGATCTGAGTCGTCCATAACAATATCTACAACTTTGTCTGCTAAATCGACCGAAATTGCTTCATTAACGATTTCATCCACCGCTTGAGTAATTTCGGGATTCATGGCGAGACCACGATATTTTGTCACTAGCTCGGACTCAGTCTTAGCAGTACCTTCTAAATCTAGAATAGTACTATAGAATCCACCCACTGCGTTTCCAACGGTAATAGCACCGTCATCGTTCAATGGTTCAGCGAAAGAGACCGGAGCTACGATCTCTTCGCTTTCTCTGTTTATTTCAAACCCAAATAATTTCAATTTTCAATCCTCACATTATATAATAAATTATGTAGTTGGTACGCCAGTATTACCTTCAACTCTCCATAAATCGTACTGGAATGTAATACTAAATTCTTCAATAGAATCAGTAGCGGACCAATCCATTTGAATGCCATCAATAGCAATTGGGAACATGCCTTCAAAAATGTAAGTACGTAATACTGAACCATCTTTACTAAACTGAGTAATTTGACCGTTAGATTTGTACTGTTGAGGCAAGCCTCTTGAATTTGAATCATGAGAGTTGATGAAGTTCATCCACTCTTCCATTGCGTTTCTGATAGCAAAGTCTTCGTCATTGATTACGGTAACTGTCCAGTCCGCGAATATCCTATCACCGGCATATTTAACCTGTCGTCCAAAGTAGGGAACAGAATACTGCCCTACTGAAGACTCAGGGATTCCAGCTGCCCGTACCATAAATGGTACTTTAATGTCGGCAGTCTGATTAACCGGGTTGGTGATCTGACATTGGAAGAGCGTAGGACGTGCACCGCCACCAACTAGTTCTGATTTGAACTGATTAATGTTAAATGCCATGTGTTCTTCTCCTTTTAAGTATATTTATTACGCGATCTGACCAACAATTTCGTCAAACTCTACACCAGTTCTAGTTGCCACGAATGTTAATTCGATAACGTTAATAGAACGAGCTGGTTTAATGAATATGCTTGCACGGAATTTGTTTGCATCTACAACTTCGGGGGTATTAACTGATGCGTCAGAAACAACACGATAGTCAATAATTCCACGACGTCCTTGGATATCCCGAAGGAATGGATCAACGATGTTCTTGAATTGAGTTTGTGTAAAATCATCATTAAACTCGAACAAGAAGCTTTCAGCTGCAGTCGCGATACTTTTCTCAACAGCGATGAACAATCTACGAACATTCAATCTGTCAAAAGCACTATTAATACCAAGACCAGTTTTATCACCAAATAATACAATTCCACGACCTGCTTGAGACATAACTGGATTAACATCCGAGCTATATAAAACATCTCTTTGTGGTTTACTTGGGTTAAACGCTAATTTAACGATATTCTTAATGATACCCTTTCTGTAACCGGCTGGTGATTCCCAAGGATCTACTCTTGCTGAAAGACCTGCCATGTCACCGTTCAATGGAGTCCAACGATACTTGTCGTTGTACTTATCATAACGGTATTTATAACCACTATCAATGAACGCGTAAGAAGAATTTTGAATCTTGTTACGATATGCAATAGCATTTTCCATTTTAGAATTAGTTTTTAATTCGTCAACTACTGCTTCTTTAGATGGGGATATGAAAGCAACGCAATCTCTGCGATAATCTGCAACGTTAGAGATAATATAGTTAGCTCTTACACCTAGATCATCACCTTTACCTTGAAGGATAAAGGAAATATCGATTTCGTTTGTATTTTTGAATGTATCCCAAGCAAATGCTAATGAACTCAACGTTGCCGATGATTCAGTGGAAGCATCAGTACCGCCTGCCATACGTTCGTATTGGTTAAGCTTTTCTGTACCAACACTATCTTCGTTGGTCATTGCTGCAGTAACTACCGCTGTATTAGCAACTTTAATCCAAGATGAACTGTTTTCGATTACTGTTTCATAGAAGTTTGAAGCACCTTGTGGATCTACAGAACCTGCGGTAGTAGAAAGATTATCAAATACTTCTAATACTTCGTTTGGAGTTCCAGAAATCAAGCCGTCTTTATCGATAACAGCCACGTGGATGTTACCAGTTGCAGGAGCTTTACCAAAAGTTGAATTGTATTGCCACTTTTTAACGATTGATAATTTGTTTAAAGATGTTTCAGCCAGTGTATATCTTGTGTTGAATGTAAGTTCAGTTGTTGTACCAACAGTAGCTGTTACTGCGGTATTACCTGAACCAAACTCTTCATCGATATCAGTTGAAGCTACTGTTGCAACAGTCAGCTCTTGGAACCCAACGCTTGAATTACCAATTACAAGAACATCGCCAACATATACTGATGGGGCTGCTACTGTATTTGCAGTTTCAAAGGTTAACGCTGAAGCATTAAAATCAATTGTCTGTGTTACTGAGTTGTTAGAAATTCCATTATTTTCAATATCACCTACAGCTGCTACGGTATCCGTGAAGGAACCTGCCGTGGCCCAAGATACCTCAATTGAGTTACCTAAAGCACCAGCGTATTTAGCGTCAAAAGCTGCATATGTACTGTCTTCTGCAATTACGTTGTTATTTGCATCAAGTACTTCGGTAGTACCTGAGGCGGTTAATGATCCATCATCTGCTCGTGCCACGTAAAGGGCATTTGAATATGAGAGGTAGTCTGTTGCTGTGAAAAATGTCTCGTAGTTGTCGTCGGTTGGTGTACCAAAGCGATCTACTAATTGATTTTCGGAAGTAATTAAAATAGGATCATTAGTTGGACCCCACTTGAATATGCCAGCTATTGCCGCTGGAGCTGTTGCAACGCCTGGTACTGCCTGACTCGCATCCACTTCACGAACAATGACGGAAGGACTTACGGAAAAAGCCATGTTTTTCTCCTTTATTTAATTAGAAACGCGTTTTAATTTAATTGTTATAACTGTTTCTATTTATAAATTACTCGATTTGCTATTTATATGAGCTTTTCATAGTCGAAGGCCATCATCGTGATAGAATCCATCATCATTGTCTCCATCATCGATAAAACCAAACGGTAGCATTTCTTCTTCAATTTGCTCTTCTGTTTTTTCTCTGAGCTTCTTTAATGTATTTATGTCAGTCATATCTTTAAAGTAGGCCTGCTCGGTCATCCAAGCAAACAATACTAAATTCATTACTAAATCATCATGAAAACCGGATTCTGCTTCGAATGAGTTAGCTTTTCTAGAAAACCTGCTCAATTCTTGTATTGTTTCATGGTCTCGTATAAACAATTGGTTTTGTTCAACGAGCATTTTTAACATAGAACAACCAGTTCCCTTTACAAGTTTTGTTGTTCTTATACCATTTTCTACGTTTTTTCCGAATCCGCCACTAAGTACTTTACCACTCCGCCCAGAGTTTTGCGTATAAAGTAAATTCTCATAACCATAGTCTATGTGTAAAACATCGACAACTTGCCCGCCGATATCGTTAATTTCTACTAATACACCTGCTTCATTATATAGTTTACCACATCTATTCAATACAGATGCAAAATCTATTGGACCGATATAATTATCTCTATAAACAGCGACCTGTCTATATGGCATATCAGTAATATCAAAAACAGTAAAAGTTGAATAATCTAAACCTTTACCTCTTGCAACGTCTGCAGTTATTACATAATTTTTATCTTTTTCAGGTTTTTCATATTGAATAAACCCTTCGCTTTGAGCAATAGGTTTTTCAGCATAAAGTTCTTTGAGCTTAGCTCCTGAAACAAGTGTACCCGAAGAACCAAGAAACTCACAACAATATTCTTGGTTAAACTTTTGTTCATCGTGATCTAAAGCTTCAAGTGTTTCTCGTTTCCATTTATCATCTCGACCAGGAACATCATACCACATTACTTCTTGATATTCATAACCGTTTGTACCTTCTTTGGCTCCTTTACAGGTTTTCCAAAAATGATTTAATCCATTAGGTGTAGAAGTCATTAATAGCTTAGTGCTCTCACCAGATGAAATAGTTGGATATACTGATGCGAAAAACTCATCGTATCCTTCAATAAAGGCAACCTCATCTAGGTATAGAAAGTTAACTGATTTACCACGAATAGCGCTGGAAGATGTTGTTCCTGCTAGTACTTGGCATCCATTCTCGAGTGCTATGTTACCTTTATTCCACTCCTCGATGCCCTGCTGTAACCATTTTGGCAATGCTTCATATGCTAACTTAACTCTAGCCATAACCTCTCTAGAGGCATCTCCTTTATTCGCAAGGATAGCTACAGTTTTAAATTCATTGAATAAGATATAATGTAGAATAACTGCCACTGCTGTTGTGGTCTTACCTGACTGACGAGCTGTTAAAACTGCAACTCTTCTTTCTTTAAAAATCTTATCACAAATCTCTTTTTGATAATCGTACATATCAAAGGGAACTAATCCTCGATCCACATGTACAATTTTAATATATTCTTTTGCAAAATAAACAGGATCATCAGCGCACTTCATATATTCCTTAAGAAGCTCAGGAGTCCATTCAATCTGTTCCTGAACCTTTTTAAGGTGTGAATTGCCTAGATATCCATCACCCATCAATTACACCTTTATCATCTTCCTGATCTTTTAACATTCTGAGAAGATCTGATGTCGATACAATGAGATTATTATTAGTAACTGTGTTACCGCCCGCTGCTTCTTTAGGCTCGTTTATTTCTTCTTTAGCAAATTTCTTTTTAGTAGATATATCAGCGTAATCTTTGTTAGCATCTAATAATGTTTTCATTAAAGTAGAAACTACTTCAAATGCTCGAGGCTGTTCTGATTGCTTGGCTATTTCTAACATTTCTTCCATAGCACTTTTACCAGTTTCTATAACTTCAGCGACGTTTTGACGGACATGTTCAATGTCTTCTAAATTCTCTTTTTCAACGTCAGATAAAACAGCAGGCAATTGAGGTGATGCTTCAGCAACCTCGTTTTTAACAGCAGGTATTACTGTAGGTACTTGCTCTTGCTTTTCATCTTCATCAATTTCTGACATTGGCCTGATGCCAAGTGCAGAAGAAATCTTTTCGTCGCTCATTATTCATCCTCAAATATTGTAATAATACCCCAGTCATCATCAAATTCAATTTGTGTATATGGAACTGATGTTGCTGCTGGTCCACCAATTGTAACTGCAGGAGTTGTTCTATATCCAGAGCCAGCATTCGTTATATTTATCGAACCGACTTGATCTGTTCCGTCAATTACAACTTCAGCAGTAGCCGTGTTAGCAACAACTGAATCGATAGTAACGTTTGCCGTGGAATAGAACTTCCCATTATTATTTATCACTACTGAATCTACTCCCCCGTTAACAAGAACAGCAGTAGCTGATGCTTGGAATGTAGATGGAGTTCCATCCGGAGCTGATATTGTAATAACTGTATTAGCGTCATACCTAGCACCGCCATTACTCATTGTAACTGCAGTAACTTCACCGTCAGTAATTACGAGATCGGCTGTAGCAATATCTTTATCGAAGTTGCCAGTATAATCATCGCCAGATGTTGGTGACGTTGGTACTGTGTATGAACCTGCTGGTGTTAACGCTGAACGTACGCTTAATGTTATATTATCTAAAGCGCCGAGGAAACTCTTTTCGCCTGCTGATCTTGAACCGGCGTTAATAGTTGCACCACCCCCAAGAATAAATCCTTGAGGACCAGTACCACCTGTATCTGCTACTCCGTTAACACACCATCTAGTAACAGTACCAACGTGTTCAATTCGGCAATGGTTCCATTCGTTAAGATTTAATTGTTCGTTTGATCTTGTAGGAGCTGCGTTAAAGTTAGGTCTATAAACTGCTTCACCGTCTGCTTCTAATTCTATTCTCATTGTAGTGCCGGGAAAATGTATTACGTGAGAATCCGCGGCATTAAATTCTGTTGGATATATCCAGAAATCTATTTCAAAACCAGATCCAGCAGTAACAAGATTAATTCCTGTCGTGTGTAGGAATGTCGTGTCTGCATGGTCGTCGTGATATAAAGCATCATCTCCAAACTTAACATATGGAGATTGAGCTGGTGGTTCTGATATTGTGATTGTGCCAGAACTATAATATGTTCCGCCATTAGATACATCTATTCCTGTTATAACACCATCTGTGAGCACCTGAGTGGCCTCAGCAGTCGTAGCAGGTAGGTCTGGAGCGGTAATAGAGATATTAGGAGGTGAAGAATAAAACCCGCCAGCCTCGTTTATTGCAATAGAACCAATGGTTGTGTTAGTAATTACGGCTGAAATATCTGCATCTAAAGCATCCGGAGCTGCAATAGATATTGATATATCGTTATTAGCGTTATAGTTTTCACCATCATTTGTAATGATAACTCCGCCTACTGATCCATTATCAAGAACTGCAGTTGCGGTTGCACCCACACCATCTTCTGTTAATGGATTACCGTTTGAATCTAGTCCTGGCTTAATTGTAACACCTTCTTGGCGAGGTGCGTTAGATGCCGAGTCGGTCATCATATCTATGTCAATGAACTTAATTACTTTTTGTTTCTTCTCTGGTCCAAAGTACCAACCTTTTAAAGTAAAAGTTAGTGTGTATAGAACAGTTTGTCGTGATTCATAATCACCTTCGTAAAGGTCTTCAGTAGTCACTGAGTTCAATACAATTGGAATGTCGATAGGATCTAAATCGTTAACCATCTTCGCCGTAACAGTCCAATCAGGAGTAAAGAATGGAATAATTTGTTCTAAGATCTTTGTAGCATCTTCACTATACTTAGTCATAATGTACAATGAAAATTCTACGTTGTATGGTACCGAACTATGTACAAAGTTACGAGATGCATCAGACTCTGCTTTTGCTGTTTTAACCATCTTTTGAGTAGATCCAATCTTTCTTTGTGGATCATAGTTTAAACTCGTAATTTCAAAAGACATGCGTGGAAGTGTTATTGCAGTCTTTCTACTGTTTAATAGATCGGGATCATCTCTCAATCTTGAAAGAACTTTTTGAGCTGGTGCATAAGACAATGGTACAATCATTGATTGCACGTTATTGCCAGCATTATCTGATCTTTCAATTTTTATTTGATTAAATAAAGTACCGAATAGCGCAACGTATCTTCGTGTAGTCTCGTTATAAAAGTAATTTGCAATTGCCATTCTATGAATCCTCTATGCTAAGATTTTCACTAAATGGATCAACCTCAGAAAAGTCTAATATATCATCTGCAAGTTTTTCAAACTCAAAGTTTTGAGCGATAGGATCGTTATTAGCAACGTCTTCAAGTGTTTGTACAACGTCGGTCGTAGATTTAATATCATCAAAGTAATGATCGATTTCGTATCGGCCTGTGTCGAATCTTTCGTTTGAGAACTCCATGAGTTCGCATTTAATATCATAAGTTTGTAACTTACCAGATTGATAGAATACAGCCTCATGTTCTACGTAAGTAATTCTGTACATTTTCTGATTAAGTGGCAACCAAATGATATCGTTTTCTCTTGGGCGGACTTTTTCTGTATCCTTACGGGTAACGTATCTTTCAAACGTTCGTATAGCAACTGTGAATGTAACCTGATCTCGAATTTGTAAACCAAACTTAGATAGGAAATCACCCTCACCTTCAAAGCCATCAACATTTTTGACATATACTTCAAAGCCATACATCTCATCATATAGAGGTGTATCGTCTTCGTTAAAGACATCATCGACATTGTTAAATTTACCACTTAGGTATTTAACGTCAACGCCATACATTTTAATTGATTCTATTACTAGATCATCAATTAAATTCTGCTCGTTGAAATTGTCGTAATTCCTAAAGTATGCATTCGTTGCCATTTTTTATCCAATGAAATTATACGTGAGAGGTTGAAGAGACCGTATTGCTTCTTCTTCCATTTTTTCTCTTTCAGCTCTTGCTTCCTGCAAAATTTGCTCTCCGTTAAAGCTTACGCCACCTACCAACTGCATGTTTGTAAATTTAGTTAGGTTTAAACCCCACTGTTCTCTGATAAGAACCGTAGCATAGTTTTGTAACCAACGATCTCCAAATACGTCAGGATAAGCATCTTCATCAACGACGTCGTATGCTTCAATAATAATATACTTACCTTCACGTAAAGATGCTTTACCAGCATCGATATAAAGTTTATTCACGTGTTTGTTATAACGAATAAGCGGTTTACCTACAAGCCATTCTTGCAAGAAAGTTAAATGCGACATCGTCATATAGTAATTTTGAATTGTATATCCTGTAAGATCATTCAGGTTATTTAAAACGAATTGATAATTTACATTGAATATACCACTACCTGTTGAAATAGAAGTATCGAGTGGGAATATTCTTGAAATACCAAGGAGCTTTTGTGGTAAGTTAATATATCCGTTTTCTACGTCTTGGGCTGTTAATTGGTGCTTAAGATATACTAATTGGCTGCCGTTGTAATGATAATCTCTCCAAAAAGATACAGCTTCATCTACACGATCTTCAACCTGTTCTTCAGAAACATTAATATCGATTACTGGTGCACCGATTTTTCTTAAACAATAATCTTTAAATTCTTCTCTTGATTGTGGTTGTGCCATTGTATTTTTCCTTTAAGCCAATTCGTCTTTAACGATTACTTTAATGTAACCAGTATTAGGGAACGTTTCGATTTGACCATTATTATATGTTATTTGGAACTCAGCACTATGAATGCCAGTGTTTGAAGTATCACCAGCTTGCCAATCGTATGCAACGATTCCTTTTGCAGGATTTTTAATAGTTCCAACACCGTCTTCGATAAGAACGTTACCATTCTCGTCTTGCATGTGAAACACGACTGCAGAAGCGTTAGCCATAGATTTAGTTCTACCATTAGAATCTGTAAGGCCTGCTTCAATAGACGGTGCAGTATCGTTTTGTTTTATGTAAAAGCTAGCCGCCATTTGTTTATCTCCGAGTTATACTTTTATTTATTAGATATTTATTAAAAGTAAACTATGTCTGTAGAATCTCAGCTTTCGATATTCCGTTGTTGAGTAATTTAATTCCGTTTGTTGGATTGATCACATTTGTTGCATTTTTGTCAATTCCATCAAAAGAAACATAGTTTCCACCAGTTTTTGAATATTCTCTGGTAGATATATTATAACCTAGACTTTCGATATCAAATGAAAACGTGCCCGAGCCATCACCTAAAGAAAATATGTATAGGTTGGTATCGAGCGTAAAGTCTAATGTAGGATTAAAGTTAACGTGTGTTGTAACATAACCAGATGAGTTTGCGGTGTAGTCAAATAATACGTTATTTGCGACAGATGCATATCGCTGTACACCAAACTCAATAAAGGAATATGAGGCAAAATCAAAGCCAACATCTGCTGTAGCATAGATCGTAGGTGTTTCAACGCCTGCACTAAAACCAAAGTCAATAGTAACGGGTTGAATTTCGCCATAGATTGGAGCAACACCATCAAATACAAAAGAAGTACCAATTACACCCGATACTTCTCCAGATACTTGGACGTAACCACCGCCAAAATATGTAAAATCTACTGTTGTTGTAACCGCACCATTTGCAGACATGTGGCTTTACCTTATGTTAAAGTTAAGCCCCACCAGCAGTGATCGTAAATGTGGTTATATTAATTTGCTGACCTGTTGCAATATTAGTATTATCTAATTGCATATCTCCACCAGCACCCGTAGCACTAATAGAACCTTGCATATGACATTCTGTGCCAGCGTTGTTGTGCAATCTGAAATAACCAGCAGTACCGGAATCATCAGCTGATAAGTCTTGCCAAGTACCTGATAATGCAATAGATCCAGAAGTAGCGGCACCTAACCAATCACTTGGTAAAACCATTGTCGCTAGAACCGTACCTGTGTTAGCTGTTGCAGCATCGGCAGGTTTTGAGCCAGTTGAAATAGTTAAGATAGGGTTTACACCAATTTCTGTTTCGATCGCGGCTAGGGTAGCGTTTCTTGCTGCTACTGATAACTGAAAAGCCATCATCGTCTCCTTTGTTTAAAATAGATTAATTTATAGGTATTTATAAAAAAACAGTTGACAACCTTTGATAGCCGTGGTATAATAAGGTATGACCTTTAAAATAATACTAAGATCTTCTTTCTATATCTTCTTCAGATAGTTCGTATCCCATCCAAACTTCGATAACCTTTACAGGACAGCTACCAACATTAGTTGCTTTATGCCATGTATTTATTGGAATATCGATACTACTACCAGTTTTATATATGTTAGATGTAGTGGTTCCGTCAGCAAATTCAAGATTCATCTCCAAAGTACCATCAACAATGTGCCAATGTTCAGATCTTTTAAAGTGTTGCTGGTCTGATAAAGACTTACCCACATCAATAGATAACTCTTTTACTTTCCAATGACCATTAGAATCTAAATCTCTGTACTTTCCCCACAGTCTTTGAGTAGTTGGCTTATCCCATTCTTTTAAAATCCAAGATGAGCTATTCTTTTTATCATCTCCACCAACACCAAACACAAATTTTACTTGATCTCCGCCACTAAACATTTCGGGGATATTACCTTTTGTACGATCTCCGCCGTTTGCAAAGATAATTTCAGCACCACGAGGAGCGGAATGTTTTACATATTCAATAGCATTAATAGCCGTATCGTCGTCATCATTAAAAGAGAATACGTGTCCTACACAACCAATCTCTTTAATAATTGCCATTCTTTCTTCGAGTGACATAAACGGACGACCTTTCTTACGAGTTAACCATTCATCAGAATTTACACCAACGTATAGAATAGACCCTAGTTCTTTGGCCGCTTTCATATATGCGATATGTCCTGAATGGATAGGATCGAATCCTCCCGTTATTAATACTGGTTTCATTATAGTTGCTCCATCATATAATTCCAAGCGAAATTAATTTTATTAGATTGCATGTGCTTCTTACGGTTAGCGTGCATTGGATGTACCCACCAATCTTCGTAATTTTGACTGCCGTCAACTGCAACATCATGTACTAATAATACATATCCAATTTCTTGAAGTTTCTTACGAGATTCTTCTCTAATCTCTTCACCCCACCAACACGCGTTATGTTGGAATTGAATAATACCAAACTCGTGTTTTGCGAACGGTATTTGATTAAGAGCAGCAATTGAAGCACCTTCGGCATTAATACGTAAGAAATCAATATGTTCTTCAAGGCAATGCTGCTTAAACAATCCTTCATAATTAGAAGTAGCTGCATCAGCAAAAATCATTGTAGTGTTTCTTTCTCTTGAGAATATATGAGCAAATCTTTCTGAATTATCAACGGATACACCTTTCCAATCAAACTCTTCTTCTAATAATTTTGTATTATTAAATAGTGTTGGGTGACCTGATCCAATCTCTACAAACGTACCATTACGCTTACCGTCCAATACAGACAATACAAACATATCTTGAAAATGGCGAGAATAGTTTGTTTCAATATTTTCTATACCATCAAACTTAAACTTATAACGATCTAATAATTCTGGTGTGTAAGGTAATGTACTTGGGTAGCCGTGCTCTCTTAGTAATGTATCAGCTTCTAGAAGATCATCAGCTCTGAGTCTTGACTTATATCTAATATCAAATGCAAGGTTTTTAGATTCATCTCTACCATCGGTTTTCCACTTAGCGCGAGCATATAATAAACGTAATGCCATGTCGCCTGGATACGGTAGATCTCTGTCGGGTGCTTTATCAGCAATATTAGTAATACCAATCTTTGAATACATTAAGCATTCACGCCAATCATCTCTTTCTCTTTTTTCTTGTGCAAGAAAGTAATAAGCTTCTGGTCTTTCAGGTAATGTTTCAATAGCAATTTTAAGTAGCCCTTCAACACTTAGCTGGCGATTCCTATTTCTTTTATAGATGAATGCAGAAAAGATTATTGATTTATATTGAAGCCATTTTTCTTCGAATGTTTTTCCGGGTGACATATCAGCAGCACGTAAGTAAAAACTAAATGCGCCTGATCCTTGTTCTAATCTGTCGTATTCTCGAGCTAACGCATATACTTTATCTGGATTATCGTAATCTAGTACTACATCATTTAAAAGTTGTAAATTCATTTTCATACGATTATCCCTTATCACTTAAAAAATCTAAAAATAATTTTTGAGGCATTCTCAAAATAAACGTTGCATTATCTTGGAAACCAAACGATATTAGCATATCACCAGTTTCAGGATGTATAGTCATTCCAGTAACAAATTCAATATTATAATCTTCTCCAGATACATGATCAAAGTATGTACCCATAAAATGGAACTTACGAGAAGCGTGTATTAAATTCCAGTCATTATCCCATATTACTATACGATGAGAATAATCACCATCTTTACGACCAAAGGGATCTCTTAATAGATTTGTTTCGTGGATAAATGCCATACGTTGCTGATCATTAATACGAATGACTTGTGAACCACCACGGAAATCTTTAGAAAACGGTTTGCGATTTTCAAAATCATCTTCATGTACAACTTCAGTTGTGCCTTCTTCAATATTAAATTTAACAACCTGAGTAGGATTAGTCCATTTAACAAAGTGATACGGCATATCCATAATAGGCATCCAATTCTTTTCGCAAAAAGATAGATCATCGCCTGGTGCTGGAATAGGATGTCGTGATTGCTCAGTCCATTGACCATCTACAAAATCAATTTGGCATAATTCCATACGGCCTGTACCTTTGTCGTCATAAGCATCTCGCCGTACTCCACAAAGATATAATTTGTCTTCCCATTCAAATAAACGAGCATCTTCTAAACCAACAAAATTCCATGTAGGCTTGCCAGTATCAAGAGCCATATTAACTCTTTGTGCTGACTTTAAATTAAGCGCACTATCGAGTTCACACATAACATTATGTGTTGTTAGAGTTACGTCATTTTCTGGATGCACATATACAAGAGGTCCCCACTGATGTGGAAACTTTTTACCCTCACTGTGATAGAGGATATAATTGATGTGTCTGATGTTTAAAAGAAGCTTGCCTTTGTGGGCAAAGATAGACGGGTTCATGATACCAGTTTCATTACCAGTTACTTCTTTTGGTAATAATACTGGATGGAGCGACCCACCTCTTTTAAGAGCCCAAGCCGCTAAGCCACCCATATGCAAATCGTGCATGTCACCTCCATAATATAAAAAGATTGTTTATTTAACTTTATTTATCTCTACCAGCTTGGTGAGATATTACGCAACCTTTTTCGTTCAACTTTAGCTACCAATTTTCTATCAACGTTTTCAACGCCAGCAGCAGTAAGTGCTGCTTCAAGCCAACTAGTAACATTCTCGGCGGTTACGTCGTTTAACGCAATAAAATCTGAAGATGCCATTTCAGCATCTAAAGATGTATTACCAACATAACTTGTTTTTATTCCATCTGCGTCTGTCGCGATTCTTTTCCACTTGATATTAACAATAGCATTCTCGAGCAGAACATCATCTGTCCCGAGTTTATCTGTTAAGCCAAGCTTAGATATTTTCCACGTATAATTCACGATAAGAATCCTTTATTAAAATTGATTACTTACTCGCCGCCTTCTTCAGGGTCAACAGCATCTTCGGGGAGAGGTGGTGTAACATCTTCAGCCCAAGGTAGTGCAGGTTCGGTAGTAAGTTCTTCTTCAATTTGCTTAGTCAATTGTGATTCAATGTGTTCTTTATAACTAGCATCGCCATCAACGATTGCTTGAACCCATCCAACGACAGTCTCTTCTGTTAAGTCTTCAAAAGCAGTAAAGCTTCCAGTAGGAACATTAGCAGCAGTAAAAGGTGTAGCACCTTGCCATTCTGCAGTGTTTCCACCATTGTCAGTACCAACAACTTTCCAGTATGTTTGTACAACTGCGTTTGATAGTGTGTCTCCATCAGCATTTACTTCGTCTTTTACTTTAAGACTAGTAACTGAATATTCTAGTGTAAGAGCCATTATTTTTTCTCCATTTGTTAAATTAACTATAATAGTTATAGGTTATGGTGTTATTTATCTATTCTAACTTTATCTTATTTATATAAATTAGTTATCGTCTAGAAACAAATCTACAGGCAAACAAAACCGTAAGGATGAAGTATAGGGATTTACGTGATGATATGTAAAGCTAGGAAATATTAAATAATCACCAGTTTCTGGCGTATGTGTGAATCTTTCAAACATTGGCTTAAACTTTTCGTCATATCCTCGGTTTGCATTTGTTCTAGGATCATCGAATACGCATTCTCCTCCAAATTGTTTTTCCTCTGCTAGTAAATAGTACACTGCAGACAAAGTAGCGCCTGCGTGATTATGTATAGTCATATTATATCCTGAGCCATGCCCTGATACCCAAGACTTCACGGTGTGGCCACTCCAATCAGATAAAGGTCTCCCTAAGTTGCGCTGCAAGTATTCATCAAAGTTATCTATACACGTCTTTTTAAACGTATCTATTGCTGGGTGATCATGGTCAAATAGATTAAATCCATTAACTTCAGTCATTTTTGACATATCATTTAAATCATAATTAGTCAAAATATAATCTAGCATTTCAGGGCATTCAAATTTACCCATGCCAAACGCAGTAGGCCAAAGATCTTTATATTCCATTTATTTCGTCACCTTTCTTTTTGCATAATATCTACCAAAAAATGTACTAGGAAACATATTCTGCATATCGTTATATTCGTCTGGTGTTGTATAATGATTATTTACAACAACTTCCTTATCAGTCATAGCGTGTAATGATGCTAGAACAGTTCCATATTTTAATTCAACTTGATATTCTTCATCTTTCAAAGGAAAGACTAAAAATAAATTAAGTGAATGCTGATCATAAAAATTAATTATTCCTGGCGATACCATAATTCCATGCTGTCTTAAATCTTCATTATAATGGTTTTCCGTAACCATAAATCTTGTTCTGTCGGATCCTTTCACGACCCAAGGATTTGCAAGTTTTACGGTTGCTCTGCCTGGATATAAATCTTTTCCTGTTTGTTCCTTTGCGTGGGTGTCCATGTGTTGGCGCTGACGAAAATCAGGAGCAACGAAAGTTACTCTACCGTCAGGCTTTACTTTGAAAATAATATCAGTCCATAATTTAAGATGTATTGGATCACGTATATATTCAGCAACGCCAGGACATACTTTAACAGTTGGAACCGGTGTTTTTATTCCTGATCTTACATCGAAGTGCTCATAATATTTCTTAAGTTTGCTCCACCAAGATGGATTATTAACTTTATTTACTATCGGCTGCAGTGTAAGTAAATTTTTATCAAATGTATAGCAATCAAGCTTTACTTTTTTCATTTTCTATTTTTTCCATATAATTAAACCACATTCTCATAATACAATCAGGAAGATCACGTTCACGATTTTTCCAGTCCCATTGTGTATAACATCTAAATCCACACTTATCCCACCATCTACATGATAAACAACCATGCTCATTCATATAAGCTTGCATCATCGACGCATTATCTTTTCTATGCAATGGTGTATTAAAATCTTCAGGAGTATATCTATCCCAACGACAATTAGATGTACTATTATCTGGAAAGATCGTAACCTTATTTAATGACAAGCAATGCATATGGTTCTTATCTTTATATATTAGATCTTTGATAGGATTAATATCAGGATAGTTGTGATATACGAATTTTAAGAACTCGAGATATAAACTATCGCTTGGTATTAAATGATCAAAGCCTTTATCAGGAATATAATCATCAAAGTAGAAATTATCAAACTTCTCATATAGATAATGGAAATACTCGTCCTTGTCTTCCATAAACTTTTCAATAGAAGGTACAGTTGCAACCATATTAATCGATGTAATATAATCTGCAAAGTATTCTATATTCTTACCATATGGTCCTTTAACAGGTCTACCATCAAAGTCATATGAACATATGATATAAGATGGAATATCGGCTGCGTTTAAATCGTCGATAAGCTTTTGTACTGCTTCTCTTTTAATAAACTGAAACGATGTAACCCATACTACTTTAATATTATGTTCGTATTTGTCGTATAATTCTTTAATAGCAATTAAGAAATCATAGTAAACTGGATAAGCCCATTCAGATATTCTATCTTGGAATAACTCTCCACCGACCATATTGATTTGAACAACCTCAGCTCGACCTTTCATTTTAATTAAATGGTCTTCAACGAGACTGAGTTTAGAAAATATTTCTTCTCTTGATAAACCAACTGTTGATTGTTTATCGTGGTGACAAAAGAAACAATTTAAATGACAGTTTTCAAATAGAGTTAACTCTATCTCACCGATATCAGGACGTTTATCTTCAAGGATAATTTTAGTCACTTCATCAGCAGCAGGATCAGCCGCAACCGCCAGCCCATTATTTTGCTGACGATCGGTCATTATTAAATTGCCTCCTACTGTCAATTTAACTCCCAAAAAACATTTCCTCTCTATAATACTCGTAAATATCAGGAACCATTCCTAGATCTTCCTGAAAATCGAGTTCACTTAAAATAGCATCATATACTTGTTCGTCTTCTGAATAAGGAACAAAGTATGGATCATTTCCAAACAATAATTCCTCATCGTCGAGTACATCGTAGAAATCTTCTCCGAAGTCTCGTTCTAACCATTTTGCATAGCATATTGCTACTACATATGACTTTGCGGGATAAACCCAGTTTTCTATATATCGGTCAAAATGCATGAGTGCATCATCTACGATATCTTCAGAAATAACGATTTTCTCGTCGGTCAAATCGTCCTTGTAATTTTTGTTAGCGGTGTGAAACGCCATTTGGCTTGCTTTCCAGTCTTTCATATCATTTCCCATCATACCAGTCTAATAATCCCCTATATCCGTTGCAACTATTGTTTAAATCTTTTACGTATCTATAATGTTCAGTCAAACACCCGCCATAATACGGACATTCCCTGCATATATCAGATACATTATTAATAGGTTCAAGTGCAGCCCATTGTTTATACTCTTGATAAGTTGAATATTCTTTAAAATATTCTCGGTCATCTTTATCAAATTCAAGTACGCCAAACTTTCCCTTCGGTGTTATATATACGTGGTCGTCGCTGAACGCAGAGTACTTCCCATCAAGAGCATCTTCTATTAACTCTTGGTTTATAAATTGGAATCTTTTCTCTGTTGTTGCATCAATCCATTTCTTAATATGCTCTTCAAAGTCTCGATGTGTCACTGGGTGAGCATTTGCCTGATTCGTAGAGTAGGGTTTAATCTCTACAGACTGTACCTGTGCACACATATTTAATGTAAAGATCATGAACTCTACATCGGTTGCTAACACCTTCTCAGATGCTAGAATTAAAACAGACAATGGCTTTTGCGAAGCCATCATGTTATTTAAAACAAATTGCTCTTTTTCACGAGCAGAAAAATCATACGACACACTAATAGTAATATCGTCATCATAAAAATAATTTGGCAAAGCACTAAAATTAGTGTTAATATTAATATTTCCGTCATAGTACTTACGTATCACTTTCTTTATTTCATAAAAATATTCTTCAGTTAATAGAGATATTTCTCCACCATATAAATCAATATGGTCTATTGGATCTGTAACTTTACTGAGTACTTCATCTAATTTTTCAGGACTAATCTTATTCCTATCAGCCAGTTGAGCCTCGGTTAGATAACAAAAGTCGCAACGAAAGTTACAATAATATGTAGGGTTTATTGATATATTCATATTTGTGCGACAGATATTTTATTTTGATCTGATTCGTCAACATAAGGCGTAACTGAACTTGCGTCTTTGCCATTAATTTTTAATATGCGTGGCGCTAAAGTTTTCATGTGCTTACAATGTTGTTCCACAATTCCTTGTCTCTTATGATCACGAATAGTCTTTTTACAACCATTACATATTTCAAACATCGGACAAGTATAACAAGCCATTTTCATTGATTGAATATTAGGATCCATTGTTAAAGGTAGTTGCGTTTCGCCGTGCTCTTCAACTTCTTCTTTAAAGCTAATAGGATAATCCATTTCATCAGCAAATGAGCCACAAGAATAATAGTCACCACCAGGATTAAACGCACGAATACCTGAATCACAAAATCTATTTTGCGGACAAGTAGTAGCATTACCATTCAACCTATTTCTCATTTGAACAGTATTATATTCCCAATCACCAAGACCCATTTCTTCTATTTTAACGTACAGCTCATATATCTTACTTAACTGCAACGTAGTGTCTTGTACGCCCGATGCAAATGCATAATTTAATTTACACACAACACCCATCTTCTTAGCAAGCTCTACGTTCTTAATTGCGTTATCATAGTTTTCTTCAACAATAACGGCAATAAAATCTGGCCTATATCCACAGTGTTCTAACATCGCGTCTGAGCATTTCCAAAAATCTTCTTCAGTAAATTCTGAGAAATCACCTTTTAATCTACCGCCACCATATTGGAATGATGTACATACACCCATACGTTCGTGGTTAAATAGCTTTTTCCATTTTTCAGGTTTTACAAGAAATGGCCAAAGGTTAGAAGTAAAACTAATAGAAGACTTATAACCATGCTCATCTAAATGATCTATTAAATCCCAATAATATTTTGGATCAATCATTAGAGGATCACCACCGTTTACAATAATAGTTTCTGTATCAGGATATCTTTTTAAGAATTTGTAAATATAATCTAAATCAAGCAATCCCGCATTATCAGGATCGATCGCTGTTGAAGAGCAAAAGGAACATTTGAAGTTGCAGGCTTCGGTTGGTTTAATTATGAGATCCAATTTTTTTCCTCCGCCAACTTTAGCATTAACGACTTAGGAGCAGGACATACATCATCCATCCATTGCAATTGGTGACAGTCAGAGTGACACAAATCGAATACAGGACAGCTATAGCATCTCATATCACGCACATGTAATTCCGAAGCAATAATTTCCATACGCTTATAACAACCACGAACCTTTGGAACCGGTTCGCTAATATGACCATAATGATCTGTAGGAGCAGAGTTAGGACAACCAGCAATAGTACCGTCGGCATTAATTGTATGAAGCTTCTGTTCACAATCTCTACAGAATGTTCCGTTACGCGTTTCACCGTGATCAAATTTATCGTATACAGATTCTAGGAATGAATTTTTTACTGGGTGGCCTTTTGTTCTTGCGTGCATGCGCAGCCAGAAATCATCGAGCTCTCGATTGTGAGGGAATATATCAAGATTAATTGTAGCGTTACCATTATGAGTTAAACGCTCGTATGCAATATCCCATATACCTAATGAATGCATATAATCAGCAATCTCAAGAGGATCCATTTTAACAACATCTTTAGATACAGAAATAAAGCATTTAATTTTCATTCCACGAGAAGTTAAAAGCTTAACATTATCTTCCCAAAGTTTTCTTTGCTTCTCATTAGAAAATCTTATATTTGGATCCCAAGAAGTACCCATATAGTCAATGTTTTCTTCGAAGAATTTTAGATGTTCGTCTCTTATTTTAAATACTAAATTGGAAGTAATTCCATGAGTACAACGATCACCCCAATGTTCTTTTGTTATATTATAAAACTCTAGAATATCTTCCATTGGAGCAAGCATCGGTTCACCACCGTGATACTCAAAATGTATAGCTTTATCGCACGTATCAGAATCTAAACCATTACACCAATCAGCGGTTTCCTTTGGTTTAAAATATATTTTTCTACCTTTGCTGCCTGACGTAAAACAGTGAGAGCAATTAAGATTGCACGTCTCCGTTGTTTTTACGTAAACCATCAAGTGTTTCTGTGTCGCGAATGCCATAACTCACCATCAATGCCTTTTTATAATTTAGTGCCCTGTGCTCTGTGTTCGGCGGTATTATTACAGACTCACCGGGCTTCAATACTACTGCGTTTCCTTCGATTTCCATATGCTTAGTACCATCTAAACATTCTATGATAACTTTTACAGGATCTGTATGAACATCAAAAGTTGGCCCATTTGTCTTATTAAAGAAAATATGAGCGGTTTGATTTATATATCCATAATGCTTTTCCATCTGCTCGACTTTAATCGTATTGTCGCTCATGAGCAGACTTAACATCTTGGGCTGGTATTCCCAAAATGAATCGTAGAACAAATAATGCTGCAAACCCTTTGAGTCTATATATGAGACGTCGTGGTTATTGTAGCATTGTTCGCTCAATACAAAATCTTCAAACTCTAAAAAGTTCATTGCACTACTCCATCATAATTTATATTATAACATAGAATTTAAGGAATGTAAACAGTTAATTTGTGAAAAAGATGTCTTTTATTCTATCGAGTTCTTCTTGATCGGTGTCATCAGCTAATGTAAACTTCTTACGATATCCGTTCTTATCAGCTTCTGGCGTATATTCAGACCAGTTATACATTTCTTTAGCAGCAGAGTCGTAGTTAAAAAGATTATTTATCATATTTTCCTTAGGTGCGATACAGCGATCTACGCCAAGGTAATCTCTTAATAGGATAATCTTTCGGTTGTAACAGGAAAATAGCATTGGGCAGGTTTCGCACTCAGTACCTTTTGCTCTGTTAAATTGTGACGACATGATTGGTTCTACATCATCAAATGATTCTATTTTAAATATATCATCTTCAACGACCATGTTTTCATATAAGAATGGAGATAACCACCAATTGCCTTTCTTGTAATTTAAAACGGTGTAGTTCATGCCAGCGTGTGAATGATCGACCATAATATTATTAATTCGTGTTCCAGCCGCTAATATATCAAAATATTCGTTGAACTTATCAATAGTTGCGAGCGTAACATGAGGTTTGGCTGATCGAGATACTGAAGGGATAAAGTCTATGGTTGTAGTAAATTCTTTTACTGCTTGATCGTGCAAATTTTTATAATCTAAACCATAGTCTTTAATATTAAGTAAAAATGTATATACGACGTCGTGTTCTACATTATCACTAATATATTTGAGCTTGCGTTTAATGTTTTCTGCGTAATTAATTTGATTTTGAAACTTAAAAGGATCAATTGCAATCCCTATTTCAATTTCAGTATTTAAGTTAATATTTTTACCAAGCCATTTAACCCACGGCTCAAGCTTATCATCTATTAAAGTTGTTATAAAAGCAAGTATTGGAGAATGCTCATTGATCATATCAACCAAATGAGGCATTACATCATAGAAGTTTTCTGAAGATAAGAAATCAGTTGGACCAATAATAATTTCATCTATTAATATACCACGAGATGATATATCATCTACAAATTTTATTGCATCTTTAAATTGGTGCTCGTCGCTTGCGTTTCCCCTGCGATGGACAAAACAACCAGGGCACTTGTGTTTGCACCCATCAAGAACATCTAGTTGTAACTTTACTGCTGAAACTGGTTTTGTTTTTGTTTCCGTGGTGAGCGCATGATAAAGATTATTCTTTATTATGGACATTAGACTTATGCCGGATTTTCGATATCTGGTAAGAGCAGTCCTGGTGGCAAAAAGCTAAGAACGTTTGGAATAACATTAGTATTGTTTAGCATGAGGAATAAGTCAGCGCCATTATACTTTGGTTTATCATTGTATAAGTTAGTATTATACTTATCGCTTATTCCTTCATAAGTAGTTATAACAAGAAACATATCCCAAACACATTGAACTAGCATAGCAACATTTGGGCCACACTTTGTTGGTTTATCGACTGCAGTAATATCATTTAAAGTTGTTTCTAAGTCATAGTGTGTCTTTTTATCTTCATCGCTTAAATTATCCCACGCGTGTTGAAGAACAAAAGGAATAAGACCTTTAATGTTTTCAATGAGATCGTCGAGCAATTCTCCTTGATTTTCAATAAACTCAGCGATTTGATTTTCGTCAAATAGGTTATACAGTTGCATTTCTAATTCTGATAACTCATGGCCATATTTTGTTTTGATAATGTTTGTAAGGATTCTTGCAAGGATAGGAGCATCTACTAGAAAGTCTGTTTTAATATATTCAACAAGTAGATCTTCATCTACTGCAGAAAAAGTTGCGTAGAAATTAGTATTCGCAAGATATATCATAATATGCGCAGGAGATAATTTTAATCTCGACTCAGCATAGTTTACCCACAAAACAAATTTGTTATCTGGGTCTTCGCCTTTTTCTTTATAAATTGCTACGAGATCTTGAGGAGACAGTGGCAGCGCATAGCATTTCTTTTCGGAAACGTCTGTAACTACGTGCCTAATAACTTTGTTTTCTTCGTCAACTACTTCAAATTCTGCGTCTAAGTGTGTTTCATTACTCATTCTATAATCACCTTTAAATTATACTAAACTGTATTTGTGTATTAAATACGGCATCCTATTTTGTCTTTTAGCAAAAAACTGTACTTCAGCTTCAAGTAATTTTAATTCTGCTGATAGGTTATTAATATCCCAAGTTTGTTCTAATATTTTTTTAGTCATTGGAATCATATAATTGAGTTCGTTGTATTCATCATTATATTCCCAACTCGTAATACCATCTGATTTCGCGGCGTGGGCTGCTTTAAAATCTGCATTATCTTTTACTTTATTCCATAAATCTGCAAGAGCATAGAAAGGAACGGTCCAATTTCTATTTTCTGCTGTGTGCGGTTCTACAAAAACCCTATTGATAAAATCTGCTTTATCAGTGGCTAATCTATTTTCTGCTGTAGCGTTTGCGTTCATCCAATCAATTACTGCACAAATATAAGCTAAATCTCTACGCATACCCGTAAATTGTTCCATAATGTCTCTAGTAATTTCACTAGAATGTATTGTGAACTTTTCAATAATAAGAGACCTTACTGCATCACAAGGATAATAATCATTTAAGAAGAACAACAAATCGTAACTAAAGTTCTTACCATTTTCGTATTGAACAGTAAATGCAGGTTTATCTGCATCTGCTAAAATTTGATTACAATATCCTAAAGTATCTTGGAATAATGTTGAATCATTCATGATTGTTAATAGAGAATCAGATTCACAAACCTTAGTAACAAACTCTGCTGCGATTTGATCTACGCTTGTTTCGTGACCAGCATAAAAACCAGAAGCCGTTAATAGACCTTGAGTATACCTAACATATATATCCAACATGTCAGCTTCATCTGTATAAGCAACAATGCACTTATCACTGTTTTCTATAAATTCTATAGTACTTGCATCTTCCCATTCAACAAACTCAATCAAATCAGTTGAACCAGTCCTCATAGCTTCTGCTTCTTCCAAAAGTTGGTTCGGTAAAAGTTGATGTCCTTCTTCAGATGGTTCTACAATTTTAATAGAGCGTGGGGTTTTAGTGTGATAGAAATTATTTACCTCACTAATAATTGTACCACAGTTAGTGATATTTGTCAAATATTTTTTGTTATTTAAATAATAATAACTTTGGCCAATCATGAAGCCTCTCCTAATTTTTTAAGTGCATCATCATTCCATGTAAAGTCGAATGGATTATAATGATCTAATACATCTTTGTTAAGAACACAACCATCAATATTCAATGATTCCTGTGCCTCGAATATTAACCTGTTTGCACATGCTACTGCGAATTGGCAACCGTTGCAATCTTTTACTTTACTTGATCTATTTATTCCTTTAGTAACAAGCTCGTGTTTTCTATCTAAGATTTCTTCAAACGTTAAACCAGTAACATCAAGATTTTTATTCTTTAAGAAGAATGCTTGCTCATGTAACATTACGTTTAAGTGTGTAGTCGGTCCGTTTTCGCCTGGAACAATTGTAATACCAACAAAGTTGATTGAGTTACAATACAGATTAGCCATTGACATTACTGTCTCGTTAGAGTTACCTTCATCAATAACTCTACCTAAGAACTCGTTCCATCCGAATAAATTCTTTCTTTGTACTAATTGTGAATTTGCTCTTGAGAAAGCTGGATTCATTTCTACAATTGTTTCATACTCATTAACAGATTTTTGAATAATTTTATTATATGTTTCTTTATCGATTTTCTTGCCAACAACATTAGATGCTTGTAAAGTCCAAGACCAATCCATTTGCTTAGGAGTATTTTCTTTGAAGAATTTTACTTTTCGCATTACTTCTTGGTGATAAACTATATCATTAAGCATTTGATCTACTTTACCGATTGGCATAATAAATTCGATAATCATTTCTCGACGGAATTTATCTTCATCATCGAGAATATTAAATATTTCTTGTACCCTTTCCATAGTTGCTACATCAAACTTTGCAGGAGCAGCAATACGAGCGCCGGTATGTTCGCGCATAATTTCTTGAACTGTTTCGTTATTTAAAACAGATTCTGTGTTAGATGCCGTAAAGAAATCGGTTGGTCCAATAACAAACTCTCTTAAATTAAGACCAGTTCTTTTAACACCATCTGCTAATTCTTTCGCTCTATCAATAATCTGTTGATTCATTCCAGGATCAATATTCTTATCAACAAAACAACCTAAACATGCCTGTTCACATCCCGATAATACTTCCATCTGAATAAGTACATCAAACTTATCCTGATCTTTAGGAGCGAGACTTTCTGGACCAGAATATCTCATTTGTTTACAGTATGATTTTTGCATTGTCATTTTATCTTCTCCCTCGTGATGAATGGCAGTTTTGGTGGCAACTTCCGTGACAAACTCTTGCATTCACCGTGCGGTTAGTTATTCTTGGTTCTATTACGTCAACAGTTCTTCTTACTAAATCTTCCATCGTATCCACAATATCTTGTGGATTAATTACATTACCGGCGTTAATTCCAGAATCTACATAGTTATTATAGATGCTATTAGATGCACCTGTATATTCAAATCGAGCGTATCTATTTACAGTAGTAACAGAGCTGGTACCACCTGCCGAGCTATTACCAAAGAAACGCTGACTTCTCGTGTATGTAGTTATTCTAAATGTAACAGTTCTATCAAATGTTCTTAATTGCGCCCCACCATAGGTTTGAACCCACGAGTTGACGTCTCTTCTCTCCATAACCATTAGCGTCTACCTCTTGATGAATGACAAGAACCGTGGCAACTAGAATGACATACAAGAGCACTAACGTTTCTTGTTCCCATTCTGCCTTCAATTAAATCTACTGTTCTTCTTACAACTCTAGAAATAGTATTATATACATCATCGTCGTGTATAAGCTGACCACTGTATATTCCGCCATCGAGATAACCATTATATACAGAATATGATGCGCTAACATATTCAAACCTGTGATAATAATTTCTAGAAATAGCTACACTGTTACTGCCTGTTCTTGGGTATCTGTATCCTGACCCACCAGTCCATTGGCCTCTAGTGTAAGTCTGAACTGTTAAAGCCATAGTCTTATCAAACGTACGGAGCTGCCGTCCACATTGTGTTTGCGCATTAGAATTTAATTGTGCATACGTTGCCATATTATACTTTCACCTCTACCTCACCATTTTCACTATCGCTTAGTGCGATACCAATTATATCATAGCTATTTATACCAGGTGTACCGTAGTCCACTCCCTTAGCCTTACCGTCACCAGCTGGAATTACCCATTGGCCTTTCTTAACATCGCCAACTACTAAGACTGGAATACGTCCTTTAAGAGCAATGAATGGATTCATTTTAGCTTTCTTAGTGTTACTTCCTGGTTCAATTCCCATATCATTCATTTGAACAGCGGGGTTAGTAGAGATAACACCTAATAGAGGCATTCCTGGCTGCCATAGAGTAGCTTCAGAATCACCGTCAAGGTTAACACCTAAAACAGTTGCATTCTCATAGATTGCATCAGCAGTATATCTTTCTGCCAAGTCAGCCCAGCGAGCTGAAGTAGCTGTACCAACGTATAGGCCGTTGTTATCAATATAAGATCTATCAGAACCATTACGACGGAACTGAACAATACGGTTTGAGTTACCACCCGCTTCGATATAGAAACGGTTTGAGTGATATTCAATCTTACCACCATCGTTACCAATGTTACCAGTCCAAGATTCGTTACTAGATTCAATGAATCTTAAAGATGGTGAGTAACCATCTTGGTGACGTGTTTGTAATTGCCATTGACCAGCAGCGTTAAGATCACCTGCCCAAGTTCTATCACCGTGCATCCAACGACACATTGTACCGTTATTGGCTGCTCTAAGCTGTAGATGCATAGAACCAGAGTTGTTGTTACCAGTAATCGCGTAAAACCCGGCTTGCCATGAATAAGCATGTACACCAGTTCCTTCGTTATAAATACCTTCACGAGAACTATCATTACGGAACCAGTTACGAGCATAAAACTCAGTAGCACGAACACCGGTGTTAAAGTTAGAGAACGATGATGGATCGCAGTAGTAACCAGTGTTATTTGAATCGTAATAACGACCAGCATACATTGAACCGCCATTGCCGTTGTTAACATCAAGTACTGGAACTGTACGCCATGCTCTCCACCCTGACCAAGAACTTCTTAGTCTTAAGTTCTCAATTGGACCACCAACTAACTGCCAACCATAACCAGAAGTATTAGAGTTACGATAGTGAGAAGCTTGCATGCCAACCCAGTGAGATGTACCTGAAGGCTGGTTGCCTGGATTAGACCATGAATCAATGAAGCCCGAACCCCAAGTACCAACGACGTTCATATCTTGGCGACCCCAACCAAAGGAACCTGTCCAATAGTTGCTATCACCTGTAAAGTTCGGTCTTGATCTGTAGTTTTGGCCACTGTTTCGAGTATGACCTGGCATTCCTAGCCATGCTTCAGTTCTAGCATTAACACCTTCAAATCTTGTGCTGTACTTGCTAGCTCCGTTAAAGTAATAAGCTGTGTTATTTGAATCGTAGAAGATTGGTGCTCTTAACGATGTACCAGCTTGCAGGTTATTATTAACATAAACGTTACCGCCACCAAGTGGATCAGCTGAGTTGTTAATCGACATAACCTGACCGGCCATTTGATAGTCAGTGTAGAAACGCATACCATTGTAGCCAGCGTTTGCACCCATCTTAATACCAGTGTGGTTCGCAATACGCATATCTGGGTATGGGTTAGACCAACCACCAGATTCTCTAAAGATTGCGTATGCTGGTGATTGATCTGAACTCCAATATATACCAAAGCCATCGTCAGAAGAAACTGAACCATCATTTGTAAATTTATTAGCACGAACAACGTTCATTCGTGACGTGCTATTAGGATCTACATAGTAGTTACTATCATTTCTATCGTACATGATAGGAGCATAGAAGTTATGATGCGAATCTACTTTACCGTTAGTAGCCTGTAATGCCCAACCATTGTCTTGAGATAGAATACCAACTTCGTTGCTGTTGTTTGCGTAGAATGAACCTCTTCTGTTATTACCAGAGGTGTTCATTTCTATTTTTACAGAACTCTGCCCGCCGTATGCTCTCCAAGTGGTATTATTTACCGCCATCCAATGCATAGCGTATGGTGTACTATATAAACCGCGGCCGCCAGTATCGTTACGGAACCAACCATCGTTATAAACTTCAGAGCGAACATCGAGTGTATGCATTATCGATGTACTTGCAAAGTCACCGTAATAAGTAGTGTTATTTGAATCGTAATAACGAGGAGCTCTTACATCACCTTGGAAGTAACCAATTTGTGCTCTGAAATCTTCATAGCCAGTACCAGGATTGTTTCTAATCTGGATCTCACCATTTGTTTCAAGCATAATTTGCGATGCAACTCGTCCACCCCAGTGGAAACCAATTCTTGGTGCAGTTTGAGCATTAGCACTTTGAGCACCAGCATGGTTAAGTTCTCTAACTTCAAGAGCAGCAAAGTCATATCTTGCATTAGCACTTGTAGCAGCAACTTTAAGATGCTTAATACGTGAGTTACTATTTGGATCTAAGTAATAACCAGTATCATCTGAATCATAGTATCTACTTGCGTAGAAGTATGCATTTGAACCACCGCCTGGATTAGCATTATATATTGCGATGTTAGAGTATGCAGTATATCTAGTGCCTGAATTAAATGATTGTTGCCATAAACGCATTCCACGACCAGACTTCTTAAACATAAGAAGGTTATCTGAACCACCCGAAGAATCTCCATAAGATCTTAGGTGCAAGTAATCAGCCCAAGGAGCAGTGTTATTGTTATCCCAAGATGTGAAACCAAACTTCATTTGGCTTGCAGAATCTTCATTTGGCTCAACTATTCTATTATCTCTAGATCTTAATGCACCTGCGGTACCAGTAATTCCTGGAGATGTAATTATATCGACTGTTGTTAATCCACGCAATCTTGAAGTAGCATTTGGATCTACGTAGAAATTAGTATCATTTGAATCATAGAAGATTGGAGTACGCAACTGGTTATTTGCTTCGAAGTAACCATTTTGTGTACGAGCCTGCTGACCACCGTTGTAGTAAAGAATGGTACGAGCATTTCTTTCTAAGTAAATCTGCCATTCGTTATCTGGTGATTTAAAGCCCCAGTGATTATCATCATCAAAGTAAATTCTACCGCAATTTGTACTACCTGAATCACGGAATATAATCTCACCGTGGTCACCATTGTTTGAACGAATTGTTAATGTGTCAGAGTCATCATCGTAAATATCCCAGCCGTCATTTAAGCTGTACATATTTGCATTAATGACATTCATTCTAGATGTGCTAGCAAAATTACCGTAGTAAGTTGTATCGTCTTGATCGTAGAACAATGGCGAACGCATTGAGTTAGGCGCATAACCATAACCACCACGAGTACCAAGTTGTTCTACGTTATTTGCGTAAAGCTGAACATAATGAGCGTTACCGTTACCTGCACCAGTTGTATGGAACTTAGCTAAGTTGTATGCACCACTCAATCCACCTTGCAAATGGATACCTGCATAAGTATTCCACTTAATGCCATCAAAGCCACCAGAACCAGCGGCGCCACGAGCTCCAGGACCGCCATAATAATGGTTCCATAGAACGTGGTTTGCATCTGTACCTTTGTTAAACCAAATAGCATTGTCGGTATAATTTCGAGCCATTTTCAGGCCGCCAGTTCTTAATTCAATAGCAGCCTGGATAGATGTGCCATTAGGATCTACATAATACGCGGCGTCATTTGTATCATAGAAACGTTGAGCACGTGCATAACGACCAGCCCAAAGATCGCCACTAGAATCAATACGAGCGCGCATTGTGCCTGCGCCGGATCCTGAAGTAAACTGTAAGTTACCTCCGCCGTTTGTGGCTAAGTCGTTTGGTGATTCGTAAATCTTCCATTCGTTACCAGCTTTCCAACGTATGCCTTCTTGAGGACCAGGATCATTGAATGAAAGGTTGTTTAGATTTTCGATTGAACCGTTATTCCAGTTCCATGAACCCTGAACATTACCACCAGAGTTTGGATTCATAAAACGACCGGTATTATCACGATCTCTAAAGTTACTTGCATCAACTGTGTTGAGTTTAGATGTTGAGGCTGGATCTAAGTAGAAATTAGTATCATTTGAATCATAATAGATTGGCGAGTAAACTGCCTCGTCTGTACGTATTCTTGAAGGTACCTTTGTTCTCATTAAGATCGGTGGAGTGAACTCACGAAGAGCACCGCCACCCGAGTGGTTCATTAATACTCGCATTCTTACATATCTTACTCCGCCACCATCTGAACCGGCGTAAGGCGTGTGTGTTGTTGGTATCGTTGTATAACCTGTATACTTGACCCAAGAAGTACTTGTAACGTTTTGAGCACTTGCAGTAAAGTATGTAGTACCAGTATTACCACCAATTGGCTTTTTATCTTTATCGAATCTTTCAACACCATAATAGAATAATCCACCTGATCCTGAAATTCGTTTAACATACATTTCACCGAAAATTTCTTCGCCAGGTTGTACTTCAATATAATCTGAATAGAATGTTCTATATGATGAAGTTCTTAATACATATGATGATGGAGCAGGAGCATCAGGCGATTTAACATATTCTGCCGTAGTACCAGTTGGAGCATTTTCAATACCTTGTAGAGCTTCAATAGCTCTCTTTTCCCAGTACTTAGCACCATCGAATAATTTAAGTTCAGTTTTACCAACGCCGTATGCTGGATTCAATGATATGTTTTCGTTACCAGCACTGAGGTTATAGTTGGAAGCAGACATCTCACCAGTAATGAGCATATTACCAGCTTCATCTAAGAACAACCTATCGCCCAATCCATTAAAGTGTACAATAAATGCATCTTTAGAACCAGAACCATTGTAGTTATAATTATCATGTACCAACCAAGGATAGTTAGCACCAGCACCACTATTTCTCATTCCTGCAAGATATCTGTTATTGTGCCAGATACCAAGCGGATATGAACCAGAACCTGTTAAGTTACCTTGATTACCAAGCTCAAGAGTTTTAAGCTTAGAACGAGATGCAAAATCACCGAAGTAAGTTGTATCATCGTGATCATAGAATATTGGTGAACGCATGCTTGTTGGTGCATAACCATATCCATTTTGTGCAGACAGTTGATGTACACCGTTTGCATACAATCGAGTCCAGCTGTTGTCCTGCGCCTGCAACGACCATTCGTTTCGTGTATCATTATAGATACCAGCGTTAGCAGTACCATTAGACATAAAGACCCAATCATCTCTGATTGCGTAACCCGCCCAACCACCAGTATCACCTTCAACTTTAATTGTACCGTAGTTACCAGATGGTGAATCAATATATCTTCCAGCTACGTCTACTTGTAACTGATTTACTCTTTGAATATTATGAATTGACGTACTTGCTTGGTCAGTGTAATAAGCTGTGTTATTTGAATCGTAGAAGATAGGAGCTCTGAATGAACCTCTTGCTTGTACGTAACTGCTATCACGTGGGCCTTTCATTGCCCAGTTGCCATTTATAGAATTATTATAACCAAGTAATCCCCACTCACCATTACTAAGACCAGTTAGAGTAACTGGTTGACCAGTAACGCTATTAACTGTTGCTGATCCACCGCGATATGCAAGAGACATACCATATTTGTCTTGTGCGGCAGTTGATGAGTTGTGTTCTGCAAAGAATATACGAGCTGAACCTTCACCACTTGAATCAGCATTACCTTCAATAGATAAGAATCGACCTTTAGTATTAGTACCATTTCCTGGTTTACCGAATGAAATGTTATTCATATACGATATAGTTGCAGGATCTACGTAATATAGATTGTCGTTAGAATCGTAATAACGAGGTGCATAAACATTTACTGAGAAATCAGCAGAGTTGTTATCTAAGTTAAATCTTTCTGCACCATTTGTAAAGATCTTATAGTTATTATTTGCAGCCCAACCAAAGTAAGAATTAGTATTTCCATTATGATAAACATAATCATCAAGAATAATACTATTCATGATTGAATCTTCGGCTGGATCTACATAATAGTTATTATCATTTGAATCATAGTAACGAGGTGCGTAGACATTAACTGAGAAATCAGCAGAGTTATTATCAATATTTACTCTTTGTGTTCCACCAGTCCAGATT